ACCTTTAATCGTTTGACCAGTAACCGGCGGGTGTATAGGAGTTTACTGGTCAATGAACTATACAAACATAACTTACTTAACCATGGGCATGTTAGTTACAGTAAAAATTGCCCCGATGGTGGTAGGTTTGAAAGTAATTTACTAAATGCGATCGATGACTACAATCTACCCAAGGAACTAGTACATGAGGCTATCGCAAACATCACGCAGTTACCGGAGTTACGGATCGACTTTGAAGATGAAACCTATATTCCCAACCAAAGTATGTTGCTAAGTCCCGTTAGTAAGCTAATGGAAAGTTTTATATTTTTAGTAACAGAAACTTGTTTCTTTCAAAGTAAAACACATCTAACAGAAAAGATATTTAAACCTATCGTATTACGTATGCCATTTATACTTGTTGGCTGTGCATATAACTTAGAATATTTACGCAGTTACGGATTTAAAACGTTTGGTGACTTCTGGGATGAAAGCTATGACACCATAGAAGATCCTATCAAACGTTTACAAGCTATCACCAAAATACTTAAAAACATTTCCAAACTAACATCCGATGAACAAAAATCTATGCTACTGGCAATGCAACCTATACTAGAGCATAACTACTATACTTTTAACGATCCCAATTTTGTTAAAAAAGAATGGGAGAATCTTAAAGATCAATTGCAACTAATGTGTAACCGTTATCAATTTATCGCACCGTATAAATTTGATCTTAGATTACGGCAAGCGGTTCCTATTTAATATTTTTATATGGACTAAAATAGCCGGCTAGTTTTCCAAGGCCAATGCACAATCCTATAATACAAAAAAATAATACCGTGGCTAACAATAATCCAGTGACCAATTGGTATATCATTTTAGACCTAATTGCCTACGAATCTTTGTGGCACTGATGTCCGTTACTTTCTCATCAAACGTTTCTTCACCGCTTGTATACCCCACCCCACGACCCCAACCAATATGTATAATGTTGGGCACTACTTGTATTTCGTACTTCCCTTGGTAGATTGGATCTAGGTCACGCTTAATAAATGCTTTGACTTTTTCTACTTCAAATGGGTTACTGCCTTGCCATCCCTGTACATCTCTTATTTGGATGACTACCTGCCCTGTACGTGCTATTAAACGATCAAACAAGGCGCGATGCCCTTCGTGCCAGGGTTGCCAGCGACCCAACATCTGCACAGTTTCTTTTTTCCAATCAAATACAGGACGACGTTGATTCTCAATGATATGGTTACCAATAAACTCAGCCCACTTCTTAGCATCTTGTTCTATTACACGGAAGTCGTATACTTCAGGCTCAATAAAGGCAGCATTAGTATCAGCATAGCGACCTTCTCGGATAGTGTCTACCCATATAGTCCAATCTGCTTTAAAGTTATTACGCATTTCAACTAGTGGAGCAACAAAGTCACAAATTACAAATTCTCCCGAGCACTCTAATGCAAATTGCAACATACGTAAACTTTGACGTATACGACCTTCTTTGCTAAAGTCCCAGTCATTGAATTTTCTACGAATATCATCGGCATTGAACCAATCTACACCGACCGTCATAAATTTAGGGCCCGGGATTCCTTCATAATTTAGCATTCGCCCGGGATTGATTTTTGCTAAATCGCCGTGTACTTCTAAATACTGTTTAAGCTCCTTGGCCAAGGTCGTTTTGCCCGCTCCGGGTAATCCCATAATTAAAATACGTTGTGTCATTGTAGTTCTCCGTTATAATAGGTGTGACTGTTCTGGATACAAAAAATCTCTTAATTTTATGTGTGCAGCCTGTGTTGGATGATTTGCTTCAAAAAAAGTATGTAGTAATGCCATGCTACGACGCTTTTTATATGCTGTTGTTTGTAATTTAGTGAACTCGGGCAATAAATTTTGATTATGTTTTTCTACTTGTATCTGTAGTTTATCAAATCCACCAAAGGAAAAAATACAACCGGCATAGGAATCATCGCATAATTTACCCCAGCTCGGCACTTTAATTTTTAAATTAGAAAATTTCTCAATATCAACTGTGTCTAAATCACATAGTCCGCCAATTAAGTGTATGATAATATTAGACCGTTTGGCCAATTGATTAGCAAGATCAAACTGTGCATATAATTTATCCAATATCGCATCGTATAAGTTTGTTGTGGTAGCATTACAAATCCCATCAAGTCCGTGCCGATCATCGTTGATGAGCGGACTATTTACTATCCAAAAAAATGTATCGTCGTTATTTGGGGTAAACCGCTGTAAAAATTTATCTAATGATCTCAGTAAGTAGTAGTTGCTATGAGCTCCAATTGATAAATTAATCACCCCATCATGTAAATTTAAATATTGTGCTATACCCGGTCCGGACAATTTTCCGCCACGCTCGAATGTGCCAACCCCCCAGCTGCTACCTACAATAATTTTCATGACCAAACCTTTATACTGTATAGTTGTTCAAATCGATCTGCGTCATTGCGATCATTTACCATGGGTTCGCCGCGGATGTTAAGACTTGTGTTGAGTAACATAGGACATCCTGTTACAACAAACCATTTTTCCAATAGTTCCCGGAGTCCCGATCCATCTTTAGCAACAGTTTGCACCCTACTAGTATTATCATGATGAGTGATAGCAGGGAATAAAAGCGGATATTTACATACTCCAACGGACTGCATATAAGGACTATCCATAAAACCACGTGGCATATCAAAATACTCGTGAACTTGCTCGGCAAGTATCGCCGGAGCAAACGGTCTGAATTTTTGTCTTCGTTTAATTTCATTTACTTTATCCTTAATATCTTGTCCCCGCGGATCTGCTAACAAACTACGATTGCCCAATGCCCGTGGTCCGAACTCTGCGCGGCCACTTGCCACACCAACAATCTTGTCCACAAGTAAACTGTCAAGCAAAGCATTAACTGGATACGGACCAGGAATGTTATGCCCCAGAAAAGCATCGTCCCAAGTAAGTCGCTTGCCATAATGTAGTGCGGCCGCACCAAGGCTACTGCCTGCATCACCAGGGCAAGGCATGATCCAAATTTTATCAAAGTAGTCTCCAAGATTTTTATTGGCTAAGCAATTCAATGCTACACCGCCACTGTATACTAAATTACTACTCCAATTAAAGTCTTTAGCCCTACGCATTACATTATATATTAAGTTTTCACATAGCTTTTGTGCCGAAGACGCGATGTCCATCAGATGTACACCATCTAAATATGGCATATCCGCACCTATATGTAAATTTTGTTTAAAGGTAATATCCCCTTCATGCTCTATAAGCCGGTCTTTCATTCGGCTGGAATATTTTGACTTTCCATACGCAGACATTCCCATTAATATATATTCGTCTTCGTTGGGCTTTAATCCTACTCGTTGCGTCATTGCACTATAAAATAACCCAATGCTATGGGGATATTTTTGTCCCCATAATTTTTTATATTCTGCTGTGCCATCTATATATTGGGCGGCCCAAATACTAATAGTGTCCCATTCACCTATCGCATCAATGACCACCACTGTGGCCTTATCAAATGTGCTCGTTTGGAAGCCGCCTGCGGCATGGCTCAGATGATGATTAAATGTATAGACATGATCCGGGACAATTTGTCCACCAAGCTGTTTTTTTAATATTTGCTGTACAGTAAATTTGTTCCATTCTATCCCTTCTCCACTATACAGTCTACGTAATTGTTTGGCCCACGGGCGTTCATAATACGCGACTATCTCCGGTCCATAAATCGAGATATCGTCGAGCAACCCCTGGCAGAAGTTGGGATCATTCTTAGTTTTGCTGTAGCGTTCGCTATGTCCAGCAAATAAGATTTTACCCGAGGTGTTTATTACTGTTGCGGCTGCGTCATGAAAGCCAGCCGAGATTCCTAATATGTTCATAAAGTTTTGCTGTCACCTTCCTGTGACCTTCTTCGAGAAAATGACCACTGGGGCCACGCTTACATCCATTCGTCCACTCTGCCATGCCTTCGTTTGGCCATCCCAAATAGTATTGCTGATCTATTAATTTTGGTAGTGCCTGATCATCGTTATACATCGTTTTATGATAGTATTCATTAGCGGCTGTAGTAATCATGCAATATTTTATATTACGTTCTTTGAGAAAACTCTGTAGTAGTATCACATTAACTATATATTTTTCATATAAGTACCTTGGATCATGATGCTTATTAATATTTTGTAGTAGTTCTAGACGCCATTCCATGTCATTGTACTTTGGTCCCGAATATCCAGGCCATATATCATATGTTCCCGCGGCATCTGCAAACTCCATACGCCCGGGACTTGTCCACCCGATAATAGCTAAATCAATTGGATCCCCACTGACTACATAGTTAATCACTTTTCTTACCATTTGGTCGTTGCCGCCAGCCGGAATCGCCAAATTAACTACATTGGCCTTTAGTCCTTTAGCCAGATAGTATGGATAAGCATTATCTCTATTATCAAGTTCTTCCCCATAGGTAAAACTATCACCAACTGCCAATATATGTTTAATCATTTGTAGATAAACGGATCTCTTTTACGTAATTCTTTAAGCTTCTTGCGATAACGAATTTCTAGTACAATCCTATTGTACCAATTTTTCAACCATTTCATTGAATTTTCCTTGGATTAATTTTGCGGCGTCTTGGTGGGCTTCTTCTAGAGGATGCGTAGTACCCATACTATACTTATTCTCTACTGCCCACTGGTAAAAACCTCTTGGGCCACACGTTTCGTTAGAACTAGTTCCTGCAGGGAAAGTATACCATTTGTCCCATTTAATTTGTTTGTATATCGAAAAAATGGTTTCATCTCCACTATGACGTTGATAAACTTCATTATTCTCTAAATAGAAATCTGCAGGACAAAATATAAAAGGAATGTTATTTAATTCAAGGTATTGTTGTAAAAACAAAATCTCTTTAAGTGTTGAATATATTTCATAATATTCATTGTTACCAACATGTTTATAAAAAGTTTTTACAAACTCAGTTAACCCGGTTCTATGTAATAATCGTTTATTATTAATATGTGATTCAAGCACGTTAGAATTGAAATTTACAAATTCTTTTTTAATACTAGCGACATCGTCAACTATATCCCACAAATTCATACTGTACCACGGACTACTGCGCCTACCCGTATTATAATTAAATCTAAACTCATATCGATTTGTAAATGTCCACATAACAAATACAAATAACTGTTTATGTTTATTTGATTCGCAATAGTTCATTACCTGTCTGGATATCGCATTGTTTGCGTTGCCGGATTCTGCAACACACGAATACTCAGCGTTTTTAGTGTTAGCCAATAATGCCGGTATAGTTGAATTACTATTACGTCCGGCAATTTGATCGGCTAACTCGGCTCCAAATATAAAACTATCGCCGGCCGCTACTATAATCATATCCTGGTATCATCCTGTTAATTTGTTGTTCATAGTAGTCTGGGTCGGACCAGGTGTAGTCAAATGTTGCTGTTGCAGCACCGGCTGTAATTTGATATATGTCAAGATATTTACTCAGTATAGGCCATACCATTTTAAAATCGCTTGTTCCAAAACTAGTCTGTAAATCAACTTGCCCAACTGGGTGATATCCATAGTTATATTTTGTATCTAGCGGATCAAATCCATTGCGTACTAGCCAATCACGAAAGCCAGACATTTCTTTAGTGTGCCACGGATGCGGACCATTGAATACAACATCCTGTGCCCATTCTATATCAAATTCCCCGCTATATAAATGTAGATGGGTAATAGCGTCGCACGTAGCATCATCAATATCTACACCTTGTTCATCGCGATATACTTCGTATAATGTCTTGCCAATCTGTGACCAATGCAAATACACTTCGCCGAACTTCCTATCAAATCTAGTTTCATCAAACGTTGTTTTAAGTTCTGTAGGAAATTCTAGTCTCTGTACATTTAAAAATGTTGTGATTTGGCTTGGGCGAACCCATTCAGGCAATTCTTGTTGCTTACGTTGACTCAACATTAAACTCTCTGCTTCGTGGCATAGATTGTTTAATTGACGTATGGCAAATTTTGTTTGGTAGTCTGCACGTTTATACCAGTCACTTAAATTCTCTACGGTTCCCTGTAAATGTTCAAACCTATTATGTAACAAATTCATAGCAGATTGATTTGGTGCTAGGGTTTTACTATTACGCATAAAGTATGGAGTATATACTTCATCAATGTAATAATCGTCTTTATCAAAAAAACTATTAATTTGATCGCGGGCCCAGTTTAATTCGTCGCATATAAAATCAAGGTTACGGGCACTATCTGGAAATCCTAAAAAGCAAAAGTTCTTCTCTAGATACTTATTTTGTCTAAGTATGTCTTGTAGTGCGGTATACCAATTATTGGCCATTGGTGTATCATTGACATCAATTATATATGTGATCTGATCTTGCTTGTCCAGGGGGTTACGTAGTACAACATTAACTTGTTTCAAATTGAGTTCCACCATTCTAGTACTTGCGGCCTTTTGGCTAGTATATCACTCATAGTATATACATCTTTACGTATTTGTTCAAGTTTTAAAATACGTTCTTTGCCACGTATCAACCCATCTTGATATTCATTGGGCCATTGTTCAGCAAAAGTAGGTCTAGTTTTAAGTTGTACCAGTATGTCATGTAGAGCTCCTTTATCAATGGAGTGCTTAATTTCGTCTACCCAAGGATGTAATATTTCCCGGGGTAGTGCTAGCGGTGACATAATGATATCCGGACTAAAACTAAACACTACTTTTGCCAGAACCTCGACGCCTAGCTCTTGGGCAAGCGATTGTATTTTTTGTACTTCAAAGAGTCCCGGTGTAGTAAGAGTGAAGTCCATACGCATCTGGCGGCGGTTACGGCTGTGTTCAACTCCTTGACGGAAGTTTTTAAGCCACTGATCAAAATCAAGACCTGATCTAATATACTCGCCAATTCTTCCCGTTCCGTCAATACTCGCACAGATTTGCCAGTCACGAATCCCAGATAGTATGTCCCTATACAAATTAATACCACGATAATCAATCCTACTGAGATTTGTATTATATCTAGCGTAAACATTTTTTCCGTCTCCAAGTTCAATGATGCGTTTCATATATCGCCAATGTTGTTCATACATCAACGGTTCGCCACCTACCCAATATACTTCTTCTACTCTGTGTTCTTCTACTGCTTGGGAAAATTCTGCTTCAATTTGGGTGTCTTGAAACTTTTCAATTTGTTGTTTTACTGCAGGGATCATCCAGTTGTTTTTTGGATTGGAGTAATCGATCATATCGTGTTGGCGTTGTTCGCTTTCCCACGCACTGGACAGCATATCACCGCACATACGGCATTTAAAATTACAGAGATTGCTAAAACGATAATCCCATGATACGGGTCTGACAGTTGTGGAACCATCATTATCGGTATTTGCCATCGCGTCTAAATATTTATGTCCAAACAATTGATTAAAATAACTTCGGTAAACATCAGTGTTTAATAGCTTATCATTGCATACTTCGCACTCAGGTAGTGTTTCACCGGACATCATACGTTTTCTCACTGAGCGCATATGATCACTGTTCCAATGTTCGTCCAGTGTGATAGGTATATACTTGCCAGTCCCTGCACTGGTATCTATATACTGTTGGAAATTTTGTGCGGGCTCCCGTGACGCACAACACATGCGTCGTTCAGTTTGTGGACTTAGATAGGTATGTGTCCACGGAGCCATGCATAGTGTATCCGGTTTATCCATTTACAAACTCTAATATCGGATTAACGATATCGTTGGTGAATCTACGAGTTATTTCTTGCTCGTTATAGAACCAATTATGATTGTGTTCTAACTTTTGTTGTGTAAGGAAATCGTATCCAACGTGATTGTAATCTTTTACTTGTGTGTATATTGAATCTATATTTGCATTTGGGTAAACAGATAAGTCATACGATTCATCAAATAAATTCTCAAAGGTTTCAAATCCAGATTTTTTAAGTAACCGTAGTGTCCCGGGGCAACTTAAAGATACAAACGGATGACGCAATGCTATTGGCTTCATTGTTTTTTCTGTGATAAAAATACGGTCGTTTGACATCGATATATTAGTTTCTACCACCACACTAAACTCTGTATGATTGTACCAATCTATATTTATAAATCGATCCCATTCAAACGTATCTCGCGGTATGTCACCGGGTGGGTGTTTATTTTTGCCTACGTAACTATAAATCGCATCATCAAGAATAGGAAGAAATTTATTGTATATGTTATCTCTAAAGGGTTTAGCAAGATTCATTAATAATAAAAATTTTTTATTAACGAATTTTTTATCGATATTAACAAGCCTGATTAATTGTTTGTAATCCCGGAAGCTTCTACTTTCTCGATACCAAAAAAACATCGGTATTGGATGTATATTTGTATTGTGCTCTGCTTCCTCATTAGCACAATAAAAATGTAAAACGTTGGGATGATTTCTAAATTGTTCTTCGATCAAACTTGATTCACATAAATTCTCCGATACGAATTTGTGTCCGTTTTCTATCAACTTATCAATATATGGTTTATTTTCTAAATATTGATAATTATTCATTATAAAGACCGTATTGGCTTTATCGTACGTAGTTTGTCTATCAAAAAATTCTATATCAAACCAGTCCTTTATGTTACCTTCGTGTGCTGGCACTGTTAAGTTATTATTCCCGTAAAAATTAACCAATCTAATCTTCATAACCCATGGCTCTTGCTATTTCTGGATGTGTGGTCATGAAACTTTGTTTTCTAAATTCGTCGGCACGCTTCATATCAAATAAAAACTTATTCCCGTCTCCAGTATTACCATTTTTAATAAACTGTATGATCCGATCAATTTCTACTTTATGTTTTGTTTTAAAACTTCCAGACTCTAATTTTGCAATGACTAAGTCCTTAGCGGCCTGTGTCATTGATCCAATGTTTTGATGTTTAGGATCATGTAACATATTAAAGTAATCGTAGTTAAAATTTTGTCGTGATACCCAGTGGCATAATTCTTCTAGATAGTAAACGTTCTGTGTGTTAATCGTCATGCATACTTGGGTAGTTATGTTATTTGATCTATCACGCAATGCTTGGAACTTTGCGATGTTTTCTTCTACTTCATGCCATTTGGCACCAAATCTTTCGTATTCAAATCGTGCGCCTATATTGTCGATACTGAATGCTATTTCAACATACTTAAACTCTTGCCATAAGTGTATGTACTTTTCAGGCCATTGTGTGCCGTTGGTATTGTAGTGGATTTCAATATTTTTACTGTATCCTTGATCCACGGCATATTGTAGTAGCTCAAAGTGCTCGGGGATCATAAATGGTTCGCCACCAGTAAACTCAAAATAACGAACTTGGGGTAGCATCTCTTTCATGTCATTCCAAAAAGTATCGCTATTTTTATTACGTGGCCATTGCCCTTGCTGTAACCAAGTATAGGCTATGTGTTGCTTGCGATCAGGAACATGTTTTATATAACCCATTTCTTCTTGTGCCCACGAACTACTGGACCACGAGCCGCATATACGACATTTTAAATTGCAGATATTACCTAACTTTAAATCAACAAACCAAAGCTGATCCGGGTTATCGTTGGCGAAATCTACTTTATCTACTTCGTGTTTGAACCTAACCCGTGTATGCATACGCTTACTTGTGCGGCCCGCATCTTCCTCTTCCCAACATCTTTTACAAGTTTCGGGCTTTTCCCCAGCACGGAATCGTTTACGTAGATCTTGCATATACTCACTGCGATATATAGTGCTTAACGTATCTACGTTCAGATCAAACTTTTCACCATTGGGTTTAGTGATTTCGTCTGTGGCTAAACAGCAAGGACGCACAGATCCAATTGGACTGGTTTCGATGCTGATCCAAGGTAACATACAAATTGTTTTAGGTAGGGGCATAGTTTTTCAGGTCAATGAGTTCAGGGAATACTTTAAAGAAATCTTCGTTACGCACTCTGTCTATAGTATTATTATTTCTAAAAAATTCCGATAATTGATTTGTGCCATCTTGTTGCATCATAAAATTAATAATACCTTTGTACCCGCTTGTGGCTCTCGATAACGTATCTAAAGGCTCTAGCCATTTGATATGTTCTTCTAGTTTTGCTTTTGCCTGCTCTTTTAAATGCTGTGGTAGCACATCCACACGATAACGGAATGGATGCTGTAGTATGTTGATGTTCCAATCCATTGGACGTAGTAAGCCAAGTTCAACCCACTCTTTATGAAAGTCTGTGATATGCAGTACATTCATCATACTAACGGTGCTACTGACATAGAAATCAACGTTGGGACATATCTGTAACATACGTTCTCTGTTTTCCACAGTTTCTTTCCAGTTCTGGCCCTTACGAATATATTCACCGCGTTCATAGTTTCCATCTAAACTGGCACCAACACTAACACAATCAAACAGTTTCCACATTTCAAGGACATCGCGCCCTTTAAATTTAAGTTCGCTGAAGTTTGTATTATAGATCAAACGAACATGGAACATTTTCCGTTTAACTAGTTCATCTAATACTTTCCAATGTTCCTTCATGATCAATGGTTCGCCGCCGGCCCAATATATCTGTTCAAGATGCGGAATATGTTCTTGCATCTGTTCCCACATATCATGCTCATCTTTGCCGGCATACATCACCATTGGGTGTTGTGGATCCCACCCTGCGGCTTTTTCATCTTTAAACCAATTGCTACTGAAGATGCTGCCACAAGTACGACATGCAAAATTACATAGATTGCTAAATCGAATATCATAGTAACGTAATTTAAAATCTTCTTGTGTGCCGTCGGGTTTGGTATCGTCGACTAGCTTTACTAGATGACCAAAGTTTTTATTACTGCTTTCCCGCATACTAAACAAATTACTCTTTTCTTGCTCATAACATTTTGTACATTCTTTGCAAGGTTTATTGTTAAGCATATTAACACGCATTTGTTTCAGGGGATCTTGATTCCAAATCTCCCGCATGGTATTCTTTTTCAAGTCACCAATCGGATGCTGTGGTTCACTTAAACAACAAGGATATGCGCGACCATCAGGAAAGCCATGCATATGTATCCACGGGATCATGCAGAACTGATCGCTTTTAATTAGTCGATCAAGTTGGTCTGTGCGTAGTTCTTCCTCTTTAATGTATATGGGCTTGCGGGCACCGTAGTTGTAGTTTTTGTAGTAATTATCTATATTATCTGTCATAATGAGTTAAACCAATCTGCTAATTTAGGAAATGTTGTTGTGAAGCTTTTATTTCGACGTTGATCGTATTGTACATAAAATTGTTTAAAGTCTTGCTGTAATACTGATCGTTCCGCCGATCCAGTGTGTGGAGTTTTAACTACATCAAGATAATCTATTAATCGTTGGACTTGATTAAGTTCCATCTGATGGAGGAACTCGTTATCTTTATTGTTGTCAAACCAAATTTGTAAATTATCTTTGTATTCCGTGCGTATATCGTCGGGTAATACCAAGGGACTTTGGAAACTAGGGAAGCGTAATATATTTAGCGAGAAGTTAGGGAAGTCATCGCCATTCTCTTGTTTCCATTGGACGATGATGTCGAGTAATGTAGGTAAGCTATCCAAACATAATGCGTTGATGGTACACATAACATGTAGGCCGCGCAATTGATTACTTTGCATTAGCTTCTCCATGTTATCCGCCCAATCTTGCCATACTAGCCCATCGCGTATATATTCAGCTTGTAGCCCAACTGCTTCGTTACTGGTATATAGATCAAATACTACATCTCGTGTGTTTTCAAGTAGCCTATCTATATCAACATCGGTCCCAAGATTGCTGTTAATTGCCAGACGTGTATTACTACGACCTTTATTGGTTTTAAACCAATCTAATAATTTCCATGTATGACCCGACATCAATGGCTCACCGCCAGTTATCCGTAGTTCCTGCAACGTCCTATGGAGATCCGATTCCCACCATTTAAAGAACGCTTCTATATATGGATTGACTTCGTTTACTTTATACAATTGGCTACTGGTGTGTGGGTGTGTGAAGTGGTTCCTGCCATCAGATACTAGATTAGTATACGGGCCATTTTGTTTGATATCTTTGACCCATGTAGTTGAGAACGCAGGGTTACAATAGCTACAAGCAAATTGGCAAGTACGGTCAAAAGCGATTTCAAGGGTCTGTAAATCTATGTCCGTGCCTGGCGGTGTAGTATATGCATAATCTAAATCCTCATCAGAGTATATAACTGTCTTATATACTCTATCACTTATATTGTCTCGTCCGATATCTTCTATCTTCCAACAATATTCGCACCCAGATGGCCGTTCGCCTTTTTGCATCTGCTCGCGTTCCATCTTTTTCTTTTGTGTATTATGCAATGCCTTGGGATTGGCCAGCACATCCTCTACCGGGACCTTATGTGGCAAGGGGTGATGGCAACTTGTGGTCATACCGCTACCCAACCATATAGTGGCATTGTACCATTTGGCTCCGCAGAAAGACTCCGACTTTATATCGATTACTCTGCGTTTATATTCTAAATCTGTTTCGTTATTGATTCTCGGCATGCTTCTAGCTCCGGTATATAGTCGTATAGTTTAACACCCCTTGATGTATCTAATTTATCATTGAATTTAAAAAATTTCTCTAAGAGATCAAAATTTATGTCCGAGTTAGTTATTTCTGTAATTAAGTAATCTACTTTACTTTTAAACGTTGCATCAATTTGATATGTTCTTAACAATTTCATTTTTTCTAAATCATCTAACGCAAATTTTTTATCTGGAAAATTATATGCTTGCTGTACGTCCGGATTCACTAAAATAGATAAATGCCGTTGAGCAATAGGATATGTATTTTCTAAAAATTCAAATAATTTGTAAAGTCTACCTATATTGTAAATTGATACTACAGTATTTGTCGAAATTCTTCCGTCGCTAACTTGATTTAATTTTATTATATTTGTTTTTATTTTTTCCCAATTACTCGGCCATCGAACATAATGATTAATCTCGTCAAATCCGTCTAAACTAATTTCAAATTTTAAATTTGTAAAATGTTTAATTAGATTAAGAAATTTTTGGCTAGTAACTACGGCATTTGTATTAATAATAAATTCAAAATCAAGTTTATTTAAGTCGATGCATTTTTGTAAAAATTTAAAAAATTCAGTATCAATCGTAGGTTCACCGCCAGCAACATATACACGACGAACCGTTGTTAAATCAATGATATCGTATGATTCGACCGTCTTTAATCCTATATTAGTATTAGTTAATCCTATTTTAAAATATTCTTTACCTATTAAATGGCTTGCACCCGGCGCACACGAACGACAAAGTAAATTACATTTATTAGTTAATCGGATATCATAATCTAACAATGTAGTACGGCGTACTACATCATCAAAGGATTTTAAATTTAATTTATATGTCCAATTAATTGTATATGTTTGCCTGGGACTTATTACATTATTATTTTCAAGATTATAACAATACTTACATTGTTCAATTGGTCGATTAGGCAATAACAAATCGGTTCTAATTTTATTAAGAGCGGGATCTGTATTAAAGTCTGTGTAAGTAGTGGTAACCGGGGATGACATATAACAACAAACTCTAGATTTACTTCCATCTTTATATAATGCCACAAACGGCATAATACAAAAAGTTTTATTTTCATCAACCAATTGCACAAACGGATTTTGCATTTTTTGATTTATAAATTCTACTTCTGCCGTGTTTTGTAGTGCCTGCCCCATGTTAATAGTATTGTAGTATTCTGTTACGGATTTATAATATGTCTCATCAATGTCAAGAACGATGATTTTAACATCATCGTTAATTTTATTTTGTAATTCTATTAGAGTAATATCGTATATACTAGTATGATAACATCCATCATCTAAGAGTGTTGAATTATCTAATATACCTCGGTAAACAAGATTATGCTTTATTGCTTGGATTTTTGACCGTTCTTCTGCTAGTGCCGAGCCATCGCCAATACAAACTACCCTGCGTTTGTATTCCGAATCTGTTTCGTTTTGTTGTCTAGGCATTTAAGTATAGTGTATTATTTAATCTTTGGTAATGCAATACGTGTTGATGAATATATTCATTTAGCACAATGTATAAGATACTTGGTCATCATAATAAATCCTGGATTCTTTTTAAAATAATCTTATCCGTTGTTTGCTCAGATATTAATTTATAATTGTGTTTAATTCTGTTAATATTATCAAAATAAATTTGTTCAATGAACTCTTTCCCTTGCTCAATTAAATTAACTATAGAATTAATTTTACTAAGTGTATTATAATTATCAAAATTAGCAGGTAACAATTCATCAAAGAGGTCGTAGCCTAAATCTTTAAGATATGTGTTATGCCCTTGTGCTGCTAAGTATACAGGAATTTGTCCACTAATAAAAGGTTTATGGCTTTTTTCACTAATTTCTGGCAAATTGATACTACAGTTATAAGGAATATGTTCAGTAGCGGCTTCTGTTGTTATATTACAATATGTATCAGTTTCGGCATAATGATAAACATCTTGCCGATTTTCAATTGGTTGATTTTGCCACAATATTGGTAACAATTTTTTATACGCTTGGAACCCCGGTTGACTGTTTAACCATGCTTCATCTTGATAAAATCTAGGATCAATTTTTCCTGGCGTATATTCTACTGCTGTCTCTCCACTTAATATATGAGAGTTGTTTTGCGTAAATACAATATTTTTTAATAAATTTCTGTTGTTTAATTCTATGCCAAGTAATAACCTATGCAATGCCGGCCTGTTATTCAGTGAGCCAAATCCATAATTTAAATTTTTGGGCTTTGCCTTAAACTGATTATTTTTGGGTAGTATTCTATTAATATACCATGCAGGAAAACTAATATGCCATTTGTGATTTCCTAAATAACTATTATCATATTGCTGTGTTTGTAAGAACACAAATTTGTTTGATAATTTTGGATGATCAAATATTTGTTCTTCAGTGTCATTATGAAACCAAGGGTCAACATTAGCTAATACTACTGTATCAAAATTACTGTTTAATTGATCAATTGATTTAAGGATTTGATCAATTGATAGACAGCTAATATCTAACAATCTTTTTTTATGCCCTGGTAATATGTTTAATAAATCTTTATAATCCAGGTACCCTATTTTATTGTTTGGCATGATACTTGCATTCGTTCCAAAATTCAAACATTTCGGGAAAAGTTTCTAAAAAGTTAGTATTACGACGTTTGTCGTGTTCATTAAAGAAACGATAAAAGTTTCCTCTATGTAGTTTAACATATACTGGATCTAGATTGCAACCGTCCTTCATCCAGGCTATATCTCTGCGTAACCGTTGTACTTCATAGTCCTTAAACCCCTGGAATGGGATATCGGGCGTTTCTAGATTAAGTTCCATCCAATCTGCTACCCGTTCTAACACTCCCACATATATAGGGGGAAGTATCTGTAAACTTTGCCATTCCGGTTTACGTAATACTGGTGTATCAAACCACACACGCTGATATGTTGTGCTGTATTGCTTACGCAATCTCAATATCCACTCTAGCTGTTGCTGTAACCCTAATACGCTTAAATTATTCATGGTAATAATGAATGTTAGGCTATTACGATAAGGGATATCAAACAAAAAATGATTCACTCTGTTTTGAACTCTTGCAAAACTTAACCCGTTACGTATGTATTCAGCATGGGCAGGAATACCTGAATCTAAACTAACATACTGCATAAAATGTTCAATTTGTGTGTTACACAATCGTTTAACATAATCAATATATTTGTTCCACAATTGTGGTTCAACACTGAAGTTACTAGTCACATCTAGATGTAGTTCGGGATTGGGAAATGATAATACATAGTCAAATACCTTATAGGTATTTTTATCCATTAGTGGTTCGCCACCGGTCATGCGGAAGTGTTTTAGAGAGGAATATAACTTAGGCCACCATTCCCAAAAGGCTTCGACATATGGGTTATCGTGGGAATGTGGTATAGGACGATTCCTTCCAACAAAATGACTAGGGTCATTATGAATAGTAGTAGTGGGATACCCTCCAAGTTTGTCAACTTCTTGCATCCAGCTCGAACTAAACTGTGGACTGCAATAACTACATTTAAGATTACAATTGTGATTAAAGTTAACTTCGACGTACGACGGAATAACATCATCTTCATTTCCTGTTGAATTTTTAATTGCTTCATAGTCAATAGCGGCCCATGGCTCACCCGACCGATAGTGGCGATCGCTTAGATTACCGGTTGATTCCATATTCCAGCAATAGCTACACTCGCTGGGTTTTTCTTGTTTAAGCATCATAACACGTTGTTTCTTTTTATGTTCCGTATTATGTAATGCACCGGGGTTGTCCTTTAAAGCAGTAGCATCAATCTGATGTAAAGGTGGATGGTAACATGAATTGTTAAGACCTGTGGGAAGATGCAAACTTACTTGTTTCCATTTAGCAAGACAAAGTGCAGGACCCAGATTGTCCTTCATAAACTCTGCGCTTGCCATAAAGTCTGATTTATTTGTCATTGACTAATTTTATATTTCTATTGTAAGTTTTTGATACCAGTAGATTGTAGTTATGTTCTAATATAGGTTGCATACTTTGATACATACTGTATAACTCGCTTTTAGGTTTGTTCGACAGGTCATCAATTAATTTTATAATTTTTTGAAATTTAATCCTGGGACCGTACCCATCGTACTCTTCATCCCAATATTCAAAAAATGTTTTAAACCCCATTTGTCTCAGGTATATCAGATAATTAATAGGTCCCATGACAATAAAAGGTTTTTTCATTAGTATCGGTCTAAATGTTTTTTCTGTTGGGAAAAATGTATTACCCGACGTAAATGTTTCTGCTACTATATCAATTAATACCTTAGTATAAAACTCTACTAGTTGATCAGTGAATCCCGACGTATCAGTCACACCCGGTGTGTATCCATCTATTGTTTCGACCATTAACGGCAATTGGCTGGATATGTTAGAAAAATTTAATAGTTGGTCTGGTGCATTAAAAAATAGATCAGTTAATTCGAAGGTGCGGCGAGATTCGTCAAGATGATAATCTCCCCTAAGATTAATATACGAAATATCATTGTGTTGTGTTTTTAAATGTGAGGCTAAACCCATCCGATGCCATAATGGCCTGCCATAATAAGCAGAAAATACTCGGTCCTGTGTCCATATATGATACTTTGCATCAATTGGTTTTCTTACCTGGGCCCATAGTAAACTTTTAGATATAATATTATACTTATTGCTTTTTTCCAATGGATTGGCTGTGTGTATACTAACTGATTTAAAATTAAATTTATCTAGTAGTGTATACAATCCAAGTATAGCGCAATCAGGGCCTTCATTATTAGTGGACAATACGATATCGGTATGTTGGTGCTCTATTAGAAAATCAATTAATTCATTTTGATTCCATATAGCACGGTCTGCAGGAATAACTTTAAACACCAAGGAATCCCGACACTTGTAATGTATATTTGTCTTGCATGCCAGCATTAGCACTTAAATGTAAAACAGACGAATCCCACAAAAATCCTTCTCCGGCTTGCCAGTGACTACATACTTCATCGTTGTATTGAAGGAACTGTCCAAGTTTCCAATCTTCTAAAAAAATATTAGCGCGAACTTTAGTTTCTGTCTTATTGGGATACTGTTTATTAATTTGAAAAAATGTATCTCTATGAAGTGGGATTATACAGCCAGGCGGCTGTAGAATAGTACTAACAGTGATTACTTCCATACCTAATTGCTTACCAAGTTCCCCAAAGTTAATTTGAGATTTATCCCACCAGAGCTGATGTATCAATGTATTTTCGTATATGTAAGTCTTTGGGAAACCACCATATTTCTCATGTATGTCTGTTAGTTCGTGGACTTGATGGCTAATACAGCTACCCTCATGATGGGTGTAATCAGCTGTTAGGAACTTAGAAATATCGTAATCTAATTTAATTTTGTTTATCATGATTATTCTCGCACCATTGGCCCTTGATTTTTAAACTGACTCTTATAATGATGTTTAAAGAATCGGCTTTCGTCTGCATCCATGTCGACAATTGGTAACCCTAATCTACTACACAATGCACGTGATATAGTTCCATTGGCATTTTCTTGTGTAATGATTTCCCACATCTTTTTAAGCTCATCAAAGTTCTGGACTAGCTTGTAATCCCACCCAGTCAGCATAGTATAATAAGTACCAGCCCTGGCTCCATCTATCGCTTCTTGACCATGCTCTACATCGGCACCTATACTTTGCCAGATACATAGATGATCGTAGTTACGACTATGCACCCGGCTTTCAAATTCTTGTAGGGTAGGTTTAGCACCACGATCCAAACACATTTTTACGCCTTCACGGAATCCAGCTCGCCATGCCTGGAAAGCCGAACCATTGGGATAGGTAGTGCTATAACAATCGTTCATTGCCCAGTAGTTAGGATAAAAACAAAACTCTACATCGTTTTCCGCACTGCCGTCGCTAGCTTCGTGTGTTTTCATATTATCAACAAAATCTTTAGTCCACGAACTCATCCCGCCATTCCCATACATAAGACCATTGATGATATTGCGTGCCTTCCACCGGAATACACAATCTTTATTACTATCAGTTAAAGCTAATTGCAGATTAAAAAAACTAGGATCGGGAATATTATCGCCGTCGATAAGAATAAAACGTTTGGTATCGCTTGCGGCTGCTGCTGCCTTATGTGCTGCATCGCTTCCTTTAACTCCGTCAACTCTTTTTGCCCACGGCACCATATTTTGGATTTTTATCCAAAATTCTTCTTTTTTAGGTTCATCATATGTTAAGTATATGCAATCTAGGTCTGCTACATCAATTATTTCTACGGGCATAGTATTCTATATCATTAAATGGTTCGGTTGGTTCAAGCAAGAGTCCGGCATGGTTTCTTACTACTGGATATCCTCTAGTGCTGCGTTCTAATTGTACACGATATCCAGCATCCCTGTCTATCTTTTTCAATCGATTATTGACGATAGTATAATCAAAATATCGATCATACTCTTCTCTAGTAACTACGATGTACTGAGTGGAGTTGGGATGGCCAACCATTGAGCACATAGTAATTGCACCGTTATCATCGTAGTGGAATCTATACTCAATGACCGGTGGTATTATTTCTTTTATGCCGGCACAAAATTCCTTAAGCTCTTCGGGACTCATAATATTTGATCAATTCCTCTGTGGCATACGTTTTATCGTAATAATGGACTGGGTCATACTGATTTAAATTATTGATCCGCATGACGTCACAGTCTCGTTCATTTAATACCGTTTCAATCCAACTCCTTGCATCACTCCACCCTTGCATACCGGATTTCATATGTACAAAATTTATAAAATCCAAGCTAGGTGCAGTGCATGTTTCTTCGCCAATCAATAATGCTGTGATAGCATATAACACGTCGGTACTTGGCGTATCTTCCCTGCAATTTTTTAAAGTATCTTTGATAGTATCCCAATTATTGAATACTTGCTTTGCTGTATTAAAAAAGTTCACCGACTCTTGCGTATAACGAAAATACATCAGTCCATTGTATATGTCTGGTAAATTGTTATCATCAAATAATTTCCTATACTTTCGTACACGTGATGCCTGTTGACGATAATTTTTTGCCCCACTACTTAAACAAATATTCTTTAACCTAAATGCTGTCCACCAATGATCTATGCTCCGTGTGAATAATAGATCGCTTTCAAGTTTTATAGTTTCTTTGAACGGTGTTAGGTTTCCCACATATGGTTCTATACCAAATGGTTTATCAGTGGGCGGACATACGATTATATAGTCAAATACCTTGCGGTGTTTAGCAGTCATCAGCTTGTTGGTATTACTATCAACAATAACTGCGTAGCTATTCAGCTGTTGGGTTGCTTTGATGTTTAGTGCTTGTAGGTATGCTAATTCAAGATAATTTGTTTGGTCCGAATTTAATGCGAATGTCACAAAACCCTGTTGTTCTTTAAATTGGTCCACAGATCGCCTCAACTACTTGTCCAAAATCTTTGCTTTGTAAATACTCTTTATCCATTATATGTATATCTTGATAGGGCATCACGATCGCATTATCGGTATGTCGAATACGTAAAAAATGGTCATCCAACACTATAGATTTAATTTTTTCTTCTATAGTAAATAATCTCCATGGAATACCTTGATCTTCGTTTATGCTATATCCGGATAAAATAATATTTGCGATGGCAAATGCATAGTCATTGCGATAGTTGGGTTCTCTTATATTATATAATGCTCTGTAGTAGCGATAGTTTCGTTGTATACGTCCAATGAGATTAAAGAATAATCTAGCCCGTTTGGTTTTCCTGAATAGTACCACGGTTGCCCAAACATACGGAAGGCTAGTTTCCCCCATCATTTCGTAGCTGGGACCAACGGGCGTTACGCTATGGTGCATTAATTTATAGTCAAATCCTGTATCAAGTAGTTTCAATAAACTATCGGTTAGTATCAAATAATCAGTATCAACTAAAATAGTTTCATCGTACGGGCTTAACTCATACGCTAGGTATCTACCAAAATTTTTCCAAGGTAAAGTCTCGTGGGTTTGATCGTATCTAAAATTTTCAGTATCGTTCTCAATACGCACGATTTGATCGTACTTAAATTTTGGATCGCTGGTAATATCTGTGATCAGTGTTATGGGCAGTTTTAAGTTATGTGCGATTAATCTACTGGCACGATCAGCAATCGCGACATAATCGACATCGGTGTTAAATGCAAATAAAACGATACCCTTAGACTTTTCGCATTTTTCTAAGTTCAGCATGTTGTTGATGCCATGTATTCATTACTTGTTGATAATGCTGTTGTGCTTGGATTAAAAATTCATTTCTAGCAATTTGTATTGGATTGTGATAAGTATCCTCAATGCACAATTCATCTGCGGACCAAGTTGACACGAATGCCAATAGTTCCGGAGTCACTTTAAATAATCCACCGTTGTGGGTAAAGTGTAGATCCGTTTGTATCTTTTCCCGCAGGATACGTTTATTAACTTGGTAGTCAGTGGCCTGCTTAATTTCGTCGGATAAGGTTTCAAGTTCACTCATAATTACTATAGTACAGTAGTATCGTCGGTTACGGCTCCATTGGGATTATCAATGGTTACAGTTCCCCAAGAATTAGTTAAATTTGTAGCTTCAGGATACACAGTATCTATCCTATATTTTATTGTCACGTTAACACTATCTTCTGTTGTAGTATTGACAGTCCTTGTGCCAGTCTCCGGATCATTGGATGGTGGTTCCGGATATGCCGGCTGTGAGCCTACGCTTAACTGCATGTAAAGTAATATTGCAGACCCGTTACTGCCATTGGCATTGTTGTTTCCAGCGCCGGTGCCGCCTGTTTGTCCCGGCGGCATTAGTGTCCTCCCCCACAGTGTGACCGCATCAGTTGAATAGGGACTACTGCTAGTTCCTATCTTAACTAGCCTAGTGTAGCCATTGGTAGGGGATAGATTATAGTATCCATAGTCTGTACGTGATGCTAACGTCACTGGCCCTGCGCCAGTGTAACCACCATTTGTCCTTGATCTGAAGTAGTTAACACCAGCAAAGTTTGTTTTCATTACTGTACATATATCTGCACTACGAAGAGACCCATCGTTATTAACGGCATCAACAATACGAAGATTAAAAAATCCGCCGCAATTAAAAAAGTACCTCGCTTTCTGAGTGGTTTCAAATTTAATCCTTACATACATAGGAATGGTGGCACTATTGGTGGTATTAGCCAGGGTAAAAGTTTTTGTGATAGTCGTGCCAACTACTGTGGACGTAATGAGTCGCGGGTTGTCGCGGTAGATATCGGCCTGCGCCAGCGCGTCGCGCACCGTGCTTAAATAGGTAATAACATTACCGGTTACAGGCACAGGTATACCATTACTGCTATACGATGTTTGGTAGTTGTGTGCGTTCATGGCATTTATTGCGTTTATTAATGTCGCCCACTGTGAGGCGGTGACAGTGGTGCCACTACTAACGGTGGATATCGCTGTTTGTCCATAGCCATACCCTGTATCACCAGTGCTCCATAAAGTATTAACACCAGTAAATCCACCGTCGCCGTTGGCGCCGTTGATGATTAGATTATAGTCAGCTGCTTCGATTAATCCACCACTTTGATAGCTCATGTTATTGTAACCGTTCCCCACGTATTAGTTAAATTTGTAGATTCAGGATACACTACATCAATCCTATGATTCCATGTCACGTTAACACTATCTTCTGTTGTAGTATTGACAGTCCTTGTGCCAGTACCCACAACATTGGATGGTGGTGCCGCATATGTAGACTGTGCCCCAGAGTTGAAGTATCCTTTAATATATATCGTGCTACCTTTGTCTCCATTGCCACTGGCGTTTTGGGCACTAGTCCAATAGTTCAATGCGACCCAATCTCCCGAATATGTAACACTTGTTGCGTTGATATACGATAAGCTGACCTCAGATGCAGTTAAGCCATAATAACCTGTACCAGTCACGTTACTAGTTAGTGTGCCACCGGTGCCCGATCGACCACTATTTCCCGCTGCGCCAAATCCTGTAAAATTTCCTAGATTTGTACCAATTAGCGTGACCATATCCGCTGAGCGACTTGTGGCATCATTATTAACCGCAGAGGTTGTGATAAAATTAATATAGCCGCCGGCATTAAAGAAATACCTTGCGGCGTTGCCGGATGCAAATGCGATCGTCCTAGTAAATGTACCTTGGTATGCGCTGGTTGAGTTGGCTTGTGAGAACCCAGGGCTATATACAGTCCCAGTTAATGTAGTTCCGTTTGTTGCTTTGTTTAATCTGTTAGTATATGATGTATTGATATTAGTACCAAGTGTTGATAGATAGTTGATCGTGGTGCCAACTGTGGTTGCGCTAATGCCAGATCCAGATCCAGATTGATGGGTTAGCGTACTGTTTAGCGTATTGATCAATGAAGCCCACTGCGCGGCAGTCACTGTGCCAGCGGCAGATACTGTGCTCAATGCGGTTTGGCCATACCCGGCATTTCCTGTCCCGGTGCTCCAAACCGCATTGAGTTGGTTTGATCCGTTTAAAAAGTTGTTATAGTCTGTGGCTTCAATTAAACCGGTGGCGGCATATGCCATAGTATGTATATCCTAATAAGTTATTGCAATACTTATGACCCCAGCTTACGCTTGATGTCATTTACTTCCGCCCTTAACTCTTTGATCGCTTCAATTAATAAGGGTGCTAGTCTATCATAATACACGGTTAAATACTTGTCGTCAATCGGTGCGGCAGTCACAATTTCTGGTAATACTTTTTGTACGTCCTGCGCCGATATACCAACTTCTCGTTTGACTGTGTATCCTAAATCTTGTGCTGTTTGATTTGCTTCGTAGTAGAATCCTGTTAGCTGATCCACCTTATCAAGGGCATTTTCAATCGTTCCCAAACGATTTTTTAATCTATCATCTGAGTAATATGCTGTAACATTGTCCGTGGCACGGATCGCTCCGGTTACTGTTAATGTACCTGTTACACCGATGTTGCCGCCTGCAGTTAATCCGCCAGTTAATGTCATCGCGGCAAATGTTGGACTACTTGAAGTAGCAACCGCTTGTCCAATACTGACCGTAACGTTACCGGTCGCTCCACTTACCCCAACACCTGTGCCCGATACTACACTTGTTACACCTGCGTTGGTCAATGTAACAGAACCGCCTAAGTTCATCGAGCCCCCACCACTCATGCCAGTACCAGCTGTAACTGTGACGTCACGGTTAATTAATGCCGTTGTTGGAATTTGGCTAAAGTTAGTTCCAAAAAATGTCGGAGATGCATTGGCTGTTACCGTTTGATTTAGTGTATAGGAACCACCTTGTAGTATTAATGTATTTGACCCATTATTGATACCGGTTCCGCCGAATCCCGGGGCAATTGGCGTAGATCGCCATTCACCTGTGGTGATAGCCCCAACTGTAATTAATCCAGTGGCCGATGTGATATTTGGTTGTGCCGCTGTACTTAATGTGCCGCTTATTGTTCCGCTAACTATTAAATCTGTTAGTGTACCAATTGATGTGATATTAGTTTGTGCCGCTGTGCTTAATGTTCCAACAATAGGGTTGGTAACAGTTAAATTGGTCAGTGTACCAATAGATGTAATGTTTGGTTGTGCCGCTGTGCTTAATGTTCCAGTTAGTGTGGTACTTGTGTTACCAATAGTACCGGCATTAACGGTCGACGCTATCACCGTGCCACTAGAGGTGATTGCCGCAACTTGTGTCGCACCAGTTACGTTTAACGACGTTAGTGTACCAATGGTGGTAATGTTTGGTTGTGATGCAGATAATATAGTACCGCTAAAACCAGATGTACCTACCGTTGTGCTACCAACCTTTACTTCCCCGGCATTGATAGTACCGGATACTGACATATTTGTTGCCGATACGTTGCCAGTTACATCGCCTTGCACCGGTCCGATAAAAGAAGGAGCACTTACCGAACTTGAAGCGACTATTGTTGTGGCATTAACGGTTACTGCTTTTATGCCGCCGCCAGTGTCGCGCTGGACTAAGGTACTTGGATTTGCCTCAACATCTTGGGTATTTAATACCCACCGCGGAGCTTCGATTGTACTAAAATTTAAACCTGCCTTAATTGTACTAAAACCTGCCAAATTACATGCAAATGTTTCTTTTGCGAGTATCGCATAAATTTTACCACTAAATCTGAATTGTATAACGATGTGGCTTGCGTTTTGTTCACTTGATGAACTGTCTGCCATTAAAGCCGGAAATGCTCCAGTATCGCCTGTTGCAGGGGTTGCTGTTGGCCCAACTGTGACCCAGTTATTTCCGGTATATACTTTAAGTTGCGAATTAGTACTATCAAACCAAAGATCACCACCTGTTGTACTTAAGTCGCCGGGCGGACTTACAAAAGGGGCGGCTGTGGCTCCTGTTGAAATCTTCCAGCTCGTACCAGAATATACTTTTAATATATTGTTTACAGTATCCCACCATAATTGCCCTCTAAGTGGGTTTGCGGGACTCGACGAAAATGAAAAATTTTCTAATAACCTAATAAAATTTTCATTAATAAATTGTCCGTACCCAGCATAATTTGCTCCGACCAGTATTAAGCTAGAATGTGTAGTATCAACCGTACCATCAGATAAACCGCCTGGTACTAGTGTTGTTCCGTTGGATAGTTGTATTGAGTAAGCCATATTTTATATTTATTTAAGTCATCTTCTGTATGTAACATAGTGCATAATATGGTGGGCGATTTTCGTGAGGTTGATCGCCACCCGTTGTGTTTGACACATCATTTAAAGTTACACTGTGTATATGGTTACTTACGCTATCCATTGTTACTCCAGCTATGACATTTCCTGTTCTGTATGAAACTCCGGTGGTGCCACCGGTTTGCTGTGTGTATATCCCGGCTATTGACGTATCAATGATTTGTCCAGTGGTATGTACGTGACCCGGGTCGTGTAATATATGGTTATGGGCACCGGCTGCGGCGGTATTGCCGGCGATCGTAAATGTATGAACGTGTGCCGGTATTTGCGTTTCCGTGAGGGTTATACTTGCGTTGCCGCCAATCTGTCTAGGAGTATATTGGTTACCGGCACCAACTACAAATCTATCGCGCAGATCCGGGGTTCCGTTTTGTCCATTGCATAATTGCCAATTGGTTGGAATATCCGCTACTATTCCACCCCACATAACGATTGCCCTCGCGGGTAATACAGAATGCACAAATGCTGTAGTTGCTAAAGTAGTGTTATTAGTAGTTACCGCTTGTGTGGTGGCCGTTGCGGATGATAATGATACCGAGCTTGCAGTGAGGTTGCTCATCGTGACATTATTAACTGCTCCGCCACTTATCAAGACATTACCAGATGTAAGGTTTGTTCCAATTAAATCAATGAAACTTCCCAACGTATTAATAGTGGTACCACTTGATATAGCCAAATTAGCCACGCTTAAATTCGTAAAAGTACCGTTTGTAGATGTTAGGTTTATTAAGCCTGTGATATTACCGCTAGTAATTTGGGCATTTCCCGAACTAAAATTGGTCACTACGGCTGTGGTGGCAGTTGATCTAGTTACTGTCAACGCTGTGGTCCCGATACTTGCTAATCCAGTGGCACTGCCACCTGTTATAACGGCGTTGCCTGAACTAAAATTAGTGGCTTCCAATGTTGTAGAGGATAAATTTGTTATACCCACGACTGTGCCGCCGGTAATTTGGGCGTTGCCCGTACTAAAATTTGTTCCCTGCAAGGTAGTAAATGATCCATTGCTAGCACCAGTCATACTGCCGCCGGTTAGCTGAGCATTACTTGAACTGAGGTTTGTTGACGACGTGGTGGTTGCCACAACATTGCCAGTTAAATTTCCAGTTAGTGTATCAGTTGTTACTATAGTTGCCACAACATTGCCGGTTACACTACCAATTACATTGCCGGTGTGTATACCTGCTGTGTTTCCCACTACATCACCAGTTAAGTTCCCGGACACATTCCCAGTGATACCAGTGTTCATTGATCTATTGACTATGGTGCTGTTTAATGTTAGCCCTGAATTAATCGTCGAAAATCCTGCGATCGCTGGCGTTGGTTGGAAGGAGGCATCTTTATTAAGTATCGCTAAAATTACATCGCCAAACCGTATTTGTATTACATCGTGTGTTTGCCCAAGCGTTACTCCGTCGTTTAATGTAACACCAACTGCGCCAGTGGCCCCTTGCTGTTTTGTATATTGAGGCCCCACCAGTTTGAATGTACCATTGTCATATAAAAAAGTTTGATCTGTTGTGGTATTAAACCAAATATCTCCAGTTTTAGATGATCCCGGTGCCGTACCGGAATTAGTGACACCTGCCACTGGTAGATATCCTAAAGTGCTACCTGTATATACCTGTAACGTTTGGCTAGTTTTGTTGTACCATAATTGTCCCACTGTACTATTATTTGGAGCACGACCTGCTGATGCAAAATTCTCCAACAAATAAACTAAATTTTGATTGAGATAATTACCATACCCCACAAATTGTGGGCCCGGCAGGCTTAGACTTGTGCTGGTTATGTCTACTAGACCATCATTAATAGTAGGTAATAGTGATCCATCTGATTTTATAACGGTATACGGCATATTTTTCTTCTCTTTATAGTATACTTAGCTAAAACTGTTCATTTGTTATTTGCCCGCTTTTCTTTTATATAAATTAACCCAACATTTTGTTGCATAAGTTTTAGTAACTATAGCCCCAACAATCATAAATGCGGAAATCCAGATAATACTGCTTGGAAGAGAAATCAATTCAAAATTCTTGCCTCGGACTAATTTAGTACCATTATTAAATGCCCAAGTAATGTATTTTGACCACAAAGAATCATTACGTTTCATATTTGGGACGACGATCTTAGAGCCTAAAACTTGATAACCACGTCTAAAAGTTTCTCCCCACCAGGTGTTATGTAGATATTTTTCACACCAATCAATCAGCTCAAATTTATCACGGTTGGACCATATTTGTTTTTCTGCTAGTGCAGATGAAATAACACAACATCCACCGTCTCCGCCACCGCCGGGATCTGTAATTATTACCAGTCCACCGCCGGCAATTGTGCTTGTATGTCCGGGTGCTGTACTTTCTGGGTATGCTATCATTGAGGGTATAGTCGGATACCCCCAGGCTATTTCGATCGCTCCATCGGATCCACTACCACCGGTGGAGCGGTTTAACGCCGGGGCAGCAGGTGCGCTCCCGCCAGCCCCACCTGCGCCGGATCCCTGTCCATCGGTACCATTGGGTTCTGTAAGGGACGTAGTTCCTCCGTATCCAAATGGGGAGTCGCCGCCGGCGCCGCCAATATCAGTAGTAGTTGACCCGCCGGGCAATCCACCCGGTAATCCACCTACTCCGCCATCTCCTGTAGCCATAATTATTCCTTATAATACTTCTATAACTATTTCTGTATTTTCTAGCTTAATTAACATAGTGTATATTTTATTAACCGCTGTTAATATATCGTTGCCTCGTAATGCAACAACAATATCATAGACATATTTTTTATAAAATGCTGTCCAATAAGGTACGCTATTTCCGTGTATATCTTTAATTTTTCTGACTAATGCTTCGGATCGTATATAATAATCAACTACTTGTTCTTCGCTCATTGTTACACGAAGTCTGCGTAGTAACAAACCATCGGCGTTGTCCCATGGATCATTATTATGTTCTATAGCATTATAGATTAAGCAAGTATCTAATCTGCTCAGTAAAGTGGTGATACAGTGTTCTGCATGACCATCTTCTAAGCAGATACTACATGCTTCTCTATTTCTTAGATACTCTTGAAGTGATATTCCCATTATATGTGTCTCCCGTGATACATTTTTACTCCCGGTTCAATTAATCTGCCAAATTCAGCAACAAGTTTAAACATAACAAATATTGCTATAAGCATCGCACCTTTAACAAATCCAGTTGGTTTTTTACTGGGTCCAAATTTTCGTTGCCACACACCCACAAATTTACATACTGGTATTCCTGCAGCCATAATCATCTTACCAGTTAAACTACCAACATCTTTAATTCCCATTTCTCGGGCCATTTCTTCTGCCCACGGAGTTGCAATATCCACGGCCCAGTGTCTGGACCAATTCATTGCCGCTATACTAAATTGTTCGTCGGTCATCCAAGGCATCATCTTAGGACCGTGTCCGTCCATCCAATCTACTACTATCTCTGCCCAGGCACGGTATCCATTATAGATGTCTGGTCGAGATTTAACTAGTTCTGATCCAAATGCTTGGTCCGCTAAATATATCTCTTCGCTCATCAAACCAAGCTCAAATAATTTAGTGCAAATAATCTTACCACCACCTCCGCCGCTGGGGCCGGTTACATGTTTTACACTAAATCCACCTACGCCGCCTTTACCGCCTTTGCCTTCAACCTTTGTGACATAAACAGGAATAGTTACATTATCTTTCTTGTAATATCCTGTTATACGACTGTCGCCGCCATCGGCGCCGTCGGGAGCGTCTGACGTTTCACCTATATCAGCTGCACCTGCGCCGCCGGCGCCAACTATTAAACGAAGCGTTGTATTTGGTACTACATCAATTACTTGACCTAAAACTCCACCAGCCGATCCGCCTCCACCGCCGGCACTAGGCGGATCTCCAACCGCTGTGCCGCCACCACCGCCTCCGCCTCCGCCGGTTACATTAACAGTGACTTGATTTATTCCAGGGGGTACTTGAAATTCAGATTCTCCGGGGCATATTACTACATGGACTCCGGCACTTGGATAAAATTGCTGCCACGCTCCATTGACCTTGACATATCCGGATTTAAGATCTCTCCAAATTAAACCTCTATTAAATTTTGGATCAATTACCTGTTGCCATACGCCGTTTCTTTTAAAGAATATGCCACGTTCATCAGTTGACATAATTTATCCTATTGTAAACCAAAAGTCACCATCGTTAGAGGCGTTATTATTTGTACTAAAAATTATGCTTGATGTTTGTCCCGGCGTACCATTTGCCACAGTATAGTTAAATTTATTTGAGGTGATAGCTGAGCTTATAAAGGCAGTGGTTGCTATTTTACTGCTATTGTCGCCGGCTGGTGGCGTGACTGATGTTGGATATGTGTTTCCTGAGATTTGGAATGCTGGCGCAATAATATTAGCTTTTATTACCGTGGCATTATATAAATTTGTTGCTGTAGAATTTGTTAGATTAGTAATTTGTGTAGTATAATCTCTTTGCATTATAAATGCACGAGTATCTACATATTGTGTTGATGCGGCTATAGAATTATTTGAAGATGGGTTTGCAAGCGGGACTTGTACAGTTCCGATAAAAGTTGGATCTGTGACTGGTGCCAACAACGTCAAGGCGGTATTTACGTAGCCAACTTGCTGTATCACGCTGGCCATATTTGCTGTTAGACTTGCACTAATCGTTGTTAAGTTCGTGGATAAATTTGCAACATTAGAATTAATACCGGTACGCACCGATACTAAATTGGCATTTGTTAAAACTATAACATTTGCTATATTAGAAAAAGTATCTAATCGTAATTGTGTAACAAGGGCTGTTTGTGCCGATGATGTTGCTCCGATTGTTGCGATGGCGGCGGCCAGAGTCGTATCAACATACCCTTTTGTTGAAATACCTTTTGCTGAGATCGGATCTCCATATACATATCCCAATCCACTTGATCCGACAATCGTAAATGTTTTAGTATTACCAACAGTTGGTAAATTAGAGTATATTTCAATATTGCCGGATAAGTTTTTGTTTTGTGCAACTAGAGAACTATTTGCAACACTGATATTAGCATTACTAAATGCTAAATTACCAGTTACACCAACATCGCCAGCAAACGTTTGATTTCTGTCTTGCCGTGCAAACACAGTAGGCGATAAATCCCCGACTGTTTCACTATTAGTCGCTGTTCCACTAAATTTACTATTACTAGGTATATTAACACCTTTATTAATAGTACTAAATCCAGTGATAGCCACGTTTGGGGTAAACGAAACGTTACTGGAAATCGATATTAAATTACCGTTGGAATAATGACTTACCACCAGTTGCGGTACCGACGACGTATCTATGATACTCTCAACGATAGTGCCACTTCTACCCTGTGCCGCGGTGGTTGATGGTCCTATTACAAACCAACTGGTTCCATTCCATATTTTTATTTGTGCATTTATAGTGTCCCACCACTCGTCACCGATGTTCTTTGCGATTGGAGCCGTATTGGCCACAAGGCGACCATTTACTTGTATAAAGGTATAACCGTCATAGGCTTTTAAAAGATTATTTCCGCTATCCCACCATAATGTTCCGATCAACGGTAAGGCGGCATTTACACTGGTAGTCGGTGGGGTGTCAGCTGAAAAGTTTTCCAATAATTTAACGAAATTTTCATTTTGTACTTCACCAAATCCAGTATAATTACGTCCGATTAATGTCAATCCGGTGCTGGTATCTGCTGTACCATCTAATAATACTCCAGAGGGCATTGTTGGGGTTACTAAAGTACTACCGTCGGATTTATTAATTATATAGCTCATATTTTATCCAATTTAACTTAGGTTAGTTAATGTTTGTATACGCACAGTATAGTCAATTTGAATAAGTCTATTAAGTGCTTTCTGTACTGGGTGGAACACAACATGTGTTAGTAACAAACCAGTGGATGATAATCCTGTTGTATTATCTGTGCTTTTCCCTCGCAAACCTAATTCGTCAAATACGTAGTCTCCGTTAATAGTCTGGCTATTATCAAATGCAGACTGCCCGCTTGGCTCACCGTAATCTAAAAGGCAACTAACTAAAATATCCGAATAAACAGTACCCGGAATATGTGTCACTGCTATCTTATTATTAACTGGATCTGGATTAGCGATCGCTGTATTGTCGACTATTTTACTATAAGTTGGATTATACAAATTTGTGTTTTGTCCCACCGTGTTGGTTGGAAGATATGTGATAATACCAGTTGGATCAACGGATGTCCCGCCATTTCCAAAATTCATTTCGTATATAAAGTTTTGGCTTTTATTTCCAATGGAATTAGCCAACGCGATCGAGAAATTCTCATAATGGATCGCATTGCTTTTATCGATATAAATTTCCCCAGATTCTGGATCATATATTTTAATGTGACCCCTGAGATAAATCCCCGATGATTCATTGGGTTTACTCTGCGTATCTTTATTAGTTTCGGTAGATTTGCTTTGTATATCATTATTCATATTTTGGTCGCTCTGATTATTCATATATTTATTAGTCTAAACCCTACCGACTACAACTTCAATTATCCCAATGTCGGAACCGGTATGATTGCCCAGGGCTTTACCTATTACCGCACCAATTGGAGGATTATTGTTAGATTTCGCTGTACCGGGAATTGAACTAGTTACCATAAGATCTCCGCGTCTTACATCACCGGTTACACGACACGGAACCCTACCAGTTAATGCCACTGGCACGCCCGGGGTATCTCCATTCATTAAATGTGCAGGATTAGTTGATATAACACCCGCAACCTTAATATCGTTTTCTTGGGTACTTATTGTTACTTCAGCATCTGTTCCAAATATCACAACCGTCCCAGCTGGATAAAGATTATCTGATGTATAATTTTCTGCCAAGTCCGCATATTTGGCTGTAGTCGATACGCCATTGAATGTTGTGGCATAAACTGTATTAAAAACATTGTTGCTCTGTCCGATATCCCCGCTATTGTTTGTTCCATTTTTAGTGATAGATGGTATTGTTATCGATGTCGCTGTCAGTGCCGCCAGGGTAGTTGCCCCAGTGACGCCAAGTGTTGAACTTAAAGTTGCCGCACCGGTAACGCCGATCGTCGACGAAAAGGTTGCCGCTCCTGTGTATGATGACGTTCCGGTAATACCGACTATACCACTAACGTATAAGTTACCACTTATACCAGTGCCGCCGGCTACTTGTAATGCGCCACTTGTGGCATTAGTTGATGCGGTTGTTGGAATAATCTTGACATTTGATGTGCTCGCCCATAATACTTGCGTACTCGTCCCAGAGTTACCTGCATAAACACGAACGACATCATCGCCTGCCCCGGGACTTGTTTCTGCTATAATGTATGCTTTACCATCAACTGATTTAACACCGCCTAAACTTGACCATTGGCTACCTGCACCATATCCCTCATAGCTGGAGATCGTTGAATTATAACGTATCATCCCTGCGGCTGGGCTTACCGGTCGCTGGGCTGTACTCCCTGATGGTATCGTATGATATCCTGTGCTACTTTGTATCAAATTTCCAGTGATCGTAACGTCAGCGCCGGCTGTAATTGTTCCCGTGGATGTAAGCGAGCTAAAAATTGTGCCGACATATGATTTAATAGCAGTGGCAGCGACACGCCCAGTCACATTAGATATTTCCACTGGGATAAATGTACTATCCAGTAAACTTGGTTGGAGTGGTAACCCGGTAATTTGTATTGTCATTGTGCCTCTACCTTTTTATATATTTATTGCAAATTTTTAATGAAAATTGACTGTATAGTTGAGCTATTTTCTAGCCCAATTCCGCTTGTTACTGCACCCTGGAATGGTCCAGTAGTGCTAATTATATTACCAAAATTATCCGCAATGGTTACACCTGTGTTTGTAACAATTTGCTGTTCAGGAAATGGCACGAGATCCAACCAAGTAGTGGCGTGTACTGTCATACCACCGGGGATAGTTTCAATTTCATTGGTGTCCACAACAGAACTACCAGCGATATGTACTTGTGGTGTGCCGGTGCCGTCAACTGCTCTTCGTATCCGACCTAGGATATTATTTGTTAAATCAACAGTGTAAAAATGAACTTTTTCACCATTGATAAACACAACCCCAGGTTTCTGTAATGCTGGATTCGGCGAGGTTAATTTAGATGCATCTACAACACGGATATTACTGTCCGTGATACTTAAATTGCTTGCCAAAGTCGTAGTATGGGCCGCGCTGATACCGTAATATTTTGGGCTTTTAATTTTGCGGACGCTGGTTACGTATAACCCCGAGTCAACGCCGGCAATGAATATATTTCCATATTCCGACGAAGCGCCGAATAATGTGTCTGCAGATCCTGTGTATTTTACAACTATTTGGGTGGTTGAACTTGTAATATTTGCCACTGAACTTGACCGTATATTTCCAAGAACATTATATTGTACTATGTCATCGGTAGTATATACCGATGACACATTTCCGGATAAATTTAAAATTAATCCGGCTGTTGCATCAGTATTCATGTCGTGCAGGATACGATAACTCATTGTGGTTGTATTACTTTTTATTTTAGTGGTTACAACCATGTTTAAGCTGTCAAATGTTACGCTTGGTACAAGTTCTTCTGGTGCATGGCTACTAAAAGTTGATACATATCGACCACCATCAACTATGATAGTATCAGGATTGATTCCCAAATTATCTTGATATAAACTTGTGATATATGAATCAATGCTGCCGCCAATGAACGTGTTACCATCTACTGTTACCCCGGGATAGTCAATACCAGATGTTGTCAATGATAAATCTACATTGGCGCCACTATATGCAACAATACGATCGCTTGAATTTGTAAAACTATTTGCGTTTATGTTTGACACAAACGATATCGGGAACGTTATATTAGCAGATATTGTATGAGTATTAGATAGTTTATATATACTATCTTTTAATACGATAAAGCAATTTGCGGCGATTGTTTGTCCAACATTGGCACTAGTTAATGTCTCCCAAAACACAAATGTGTTAGGATTGGTGTAAGTAGTACGGTCAAGTTTAATACTAGTTTTGATACTTCTGACCACATTGTGGCCGTTATTATTACCGGTGTAGATGTTACGTAAAATTGCGTGGGCTTTTGCACCGGTCCCTGCACCATTTATAGTTACGTTTGGTGTAGTTACATAGTCCTTGCCGCCATCAACAACAACGATGCGAGATACGCCGCCAGAAGAATCAAGTATTGCATAAGCGTTGGCATGACTTGCTGCGGCGCCTTGGATAACTACTTGTGGCGGAATAATATAGCCCTGTCCACTATCTTCTATGATAATATCTACTACTTTGTATTTGTAGTTATTACTCCATTGGGAATAAAGACCAGATGTTAATAAAGCGCCATCATATGATTGTTCCCCACTGGGACTACGATATACTTGCATCGCTCTATCATAATATGGAGGTAAATCAAAGTCAGTTATGTCACTTCCATATACGTCGGTGCCGACATAGTCAACAACAAATTCTCGTATAACTGTTCGATATGGTTTAACTTCTTCCATATACTTTAGATAGAAATCTTGATTATCGGGAATGTAAGTTGGGAATTGTTCTAACTTGCGTATACGTTGTATTGCCGTGATAAAGCTAGTCTTGAAGGCCCAATCAATATTTTTTTGTTCTGACAGGATATACTTAATCATAGTAAAAAATACTTTATTAAATTTATCCGCTAAATCATCGATTAAAATGTCTTGCTGGATCGCATGTAATATATTACGCAATTCAACACCTGGTATTGTGTCGGTACTAATTTGTAATGTTCCATCTTCAACCCCAACCAATTGGAGATTTAAAGTGGCGTCAACATAGTAAACTGCAAATTTGCCATTACCAGAATCTAAAACTAAAATATAAGTATCCGATTGTAGTACTAATTTTCCAAGGTCGAGGATGGTGTCAACGGTTACATCCGGGATCGACGTTGGGTCATAAGAGCTGTTATACCAATTAACATATGACCAGTACAAATCTGTCTTATAAGCCTGTACACTAGATAATACAAAAACTCCATTACTACCTAGCGTATATATCGCCCATTTATTTTGATTATTAATGTCAAATAATACTAATACATTATAGCCAACCGATAATGCAGTAGTGTCAAGATAATCCAACTCATAGTAGTATGATATCGTTTCATCCCACTCACCAGAATCTGCTGTTGGTGCTATTTCTTGTAATTTTAATGTTGTTAATACTTTACGGTCTGTTACCGGATATTCTTTAAGATACAAATTTACCAATGTTAGATAATTTGATAGTGCTACTCCGTTATTGACTATCATCGTTTGGCGTGGACGTATAGCCAATCCATACCGTTGGCTAATTTTTAACGCAGGATCTGGCACTATATTACCGGTTTGGTCAACTCCCGCTAAACTGTCTATTAATTTTTCTAGTATACTAATTGGTATATTGCTCTGCGGGTTTTCTTCTTGTACCAGCGCATACTCGTTGTGTATTAAATTTCCTTCCGCTTTTACTTTAGTAAAATTTGCCACACTATTTTGTCCAACTAACGTATCGGACACATTATATAGTGCAACGGAATTGTCTTTTAATACTGCGGCGTATGGTACACCTTGTGTTTTTGGATCTTTTATTGCCACTGTTAATCCAGCAATACTATTCTGTTTGCCGGCGCGGGTATTAACGGTGTTTATGTTGATTACCCAAAAGTAATACTTTACATTCACAGCACCCGAGGCGGTAACATATCCATACGTGCTATAATTACTATCATCTTCGTATAATGGAGTTCCTTCGCCGCCACGTTCTATATATAAACTTGGCAGAACATTACTTTCTACCCATTGGTACACGTCAACACTGGCCCCCGGAAATAACCTTCCCCAATTGGCTAATCTGTATATTAAAGAATCTTGTTCGTAATCTATATAACGAGTATTTTTCAGATTCCACCAAATCTTACCTACTTCTTTTGGTCCCCAATGTAAGTCGGCTGCACTCGCAGTACCGCCCACATTATAAGTGGCAGGATCTACTATTTGTCGATAATCAATATCTGCAGCCGCAAAATCTAATATTTTCCCTTTAGCAGGATCAATATAATCAAGTGCCGCTAATACATTATTTGTCATTTTGTTATAAATGAGTGTTCTGCCAATGGTATCAATATCAACCTTGGGTTGTTGTTCTCTAATTCTATTCCACACTGTGTTATTTGTGGGTTTATTAAATGCATAAAATGTGCCAGCGTAAGATGTTTTTACTGCGGCGTTTGCGTATAGTTCGCTATAGTACGGTGCTCCAATAACAAGTGTATTACCAACTATATCTAAATATCTACCATACTGATCGCTAGTAGTTCCACGGTCAGCTCCAATTTGATCAACATATATGTATGTACTAAGATCATTTGCGATAGTAGAATTAACAATTGGTTCATAAACATATACTGCGGAAAAGCCAGGAACTACACTTAGTGGTGCAATATTTGCACTACCTATTATTAGTGACTTAGAATTATTGCCAAGTCCAATGCTAACACCAAAATTACCATAGTATTGAGTTCCGTTTGGATGGAATATAGTTTGTCCATGATCCCACGCACCGGTTGTACGATTGGATATAAAACGTTCAACTGTACCGTACCCGGTAGTTACCCCCGGTAGATTGCCTGGCGCCCCAATGAATATATTACCATTATGATCCGTTGCTAGCGAACGCCCAAAGTAACCCATGGACCTCGTATATGACGATGATAAAGTAGTATTTGCTGTGGCAGTATTCCCGGATATTGTATAAACATATACCTGACCGGCTAACGCCGTCGCACTTGCAGTAGCACCAGGTGCCGATACAAAAAGAGTTGTTCCGTTATTTGTGACTTTAACTACGTTACCAAAATCAACAGCGCCGCCACTGGCCACGCTTGTAATTTTTGCAGTCCACTCGTATTGTACATTGGCCCAGGCCGGGTCAGCTAGTCTCGAAGAAATTGAAGTTACATTCATTGATAGATTTGATGCATCTCGTACTATGTTACGATTTGATCCACTATTAACAAATGTACCCGAAACATTATATAACGTGATTACGTTGCCGCTGGATGTACTGAGTACTTTGCCGGATGCGCCCGATGCTGTTTGTGTAATTATGTTGCCGGCCCATACTGCCGCAGATGCAGAAGTATTTAAAACGGTAACTACTATTGGCCGCCAAGTTTCAACAATATTATTCCCGCCTACATAAATCCTACTTCCATCGGCGGGCATTGAGATGCTAGATACATTACTGGACACATTTGACGATGCTAATGTTTGTATAAGTGTTACAGTATTAGATTGATGTCTATACAGTGTAATATTTGCTCTTGATCCAATGGCCAATAAATTACCCTGAGATTCAATGACAGAGCCAAATCCTGTTTCACTCTTGGTAATGTTTGCACTTACTGCTGTACCCGGGACGATTACATCAGCATAAACTTTATTGTTTATTGGATCACCAATGTATGCGTATTTTGTATCACTACTAATACGCAATGATCTACCTAAGAAAGTATTTGCCGTTGCTCCATGATACTGTGCGTCGGGGGTTTGTGCTACCCATATCGCATCCGATGTAGAGTGAGCATATACTCCCCATCCAGTTGTTGTTGCGTTATCGACCCATACTTTTTCGTTTTCTTGCCAAGTAATATTTTGATCTTGTGATCGTAATTTTTCAATTAAGACATTTGCTGTTGTTACCCTGGCCGTTGGCAACGAATATACGTTGCCAGCGCCCGACAACGGACTGGATCGTATTAAGTATTGTATTGGACTTGGTTGCGTCGCTATTAACTTTATGTCACTGACAGTGACTGTGACTGAAGAGCTTGTGGGGCTATTAATAACGGTGTATAAACCATTGTATTTTGGGTGGAAATTATTTAATATAAAAGTATCGCCAATTGAGAACGTATGTACATCATCAAATTTAAATACTCCGTTGTAATCCAACGAATAAGTTAATTTTGTTGCTGTTAATCCAGTATCTGTTGCGCGTAGTATGTCCCAGTTACCGTTGGGTTTTTTAGCGGTCCAAATTTTTGTGCCGTCTGTGTACGAAGAGGTATCCCCGGTGTATAGAGATAGGTCAAAAATACTGCTATCAACATCATCTAAATTAACATACCCAACTGTTGGGACATCGTCTGGATAAAAATTAACTGTTCTATTAGAATATAAAGAATTGCTCGTGGACGATAAATTGCTCGAGTTATATACATTTGCCAACATCAGGTTTGCTATCACATTACCTGTGTTGTAATTATCTGTTATTTGTAGGGCAACAACCGGTCTATCCTTAAAATCAGACTGATTGAGTATATATTCTGAAAACGTGTTACTGTGTATGCCGCCGTAAGTACCAGTCCTAAATGCCCATTCTTCATAGATACTTAAATTACCACTTACATTATTAAAGTTACCAGAAGTGAGTGCAGTGATAGCGTTCAAGGAACCTTTTTCTTTAATGTATCCCTGATAAAATTTTGTTTGTGTTGGTATACTAATACCTAAATCTGTTAAGTACTGTCGCTGTCTGAATCCTAATAAGCCGGAACTAAAGGCCTGGAACGTTTCGTTTGATGGTGGCCGATCTACGTCGTAGATATTTTCAAATTGTTGGGCATTAAGAGAAAAGTTCTGTAGCAACCCTGTTTGTATACTTGATTTACTGATGTTTGACCATAGTTTTGTTGAGAATGTGTCAGCGGCTGGAATATTATAGGTTGCAGTATAATATAATCCATTGTATGTAACTAGATCACCTGTACGATAATCTTTACCGGCCTGCCACTTATCTAATATTGGGTCATTATATATGTATCCAGGTGCATCCAATGCACCTGTCCAGCCGCCGGTTTTATATCCAGTTAGTTTTAATCGGAATTGACGTGTTCCCTGAGAAGGAATATAAATGATATCCCCAAAATCGCTTTGGTTGTCAAATATCAATACATGCTCGTGCTGTATTAGATTTAATTTAGCATGGCAAATAAATGACCCGTCGAGTGTAGCAATTTCGCAAGTATTGCCCGCTGGCGAATCTACCCTGACCATGTTAAATGTATTACTTTTAATTGGTAAGAAATTTTGATCAAGTATCCTGTTACCATTTGACAGATTAGTAATTTCGTCTACGATAGATCTATTAGATACTAGTGTTAGTTTTGTAGATATTGGATTCAGCACAATAATGCTATTAGTTTCCCACCCTTGTTGGCTCCAGTATAAAAACTCCTTGGCGCTTAATTTCCAATTCTGCTCTTCTTGTAAATCTGTATTAAATTCTTTAAAAATAAATCCTAGTTTGACTAGAGATCTTTCATAGCTAATTAAAAAATCAACTACTTGTTGTTTAGACGTAAATTCCGTGCCATACGGCATAGTAATAGGTCTATTGTGGCCATCCTGATAAATTTTTACATCTGTGCCAACAAGTGATAGAATCTCGTATTTGTTGTTTGCAATACTTGGATCAACCACGAAAAACGGGCTCAATAAGTCGTATCCAGACACAGAATATCCATTGTCTGTTTTTTCTACTATAACAGCACTATACGAAAGCCTGGCAACAGGTGATGATTTGTTTAAATAAATTTTATAATTTGATTCCGGTATAATCACGCCGGGACTTCTTGACGTCGGACTTGTTTGCTCGGCAATAACTGTTAGCATCTTATTATCAGTGAATCCGCCAACTTTATAATTTAATTGAACATCGACCATGGAAAAATAATCTTTTAATTTTTCCGTAGGATCTATACCTAAATTTCTAATATAATCGCCAATCCAATTTAGATAACCGCTTGTCCTTTGTATTTCGCCATCTACTGTCTGTCCATTGGATACTAGTAACAAAGGATTAATTTTTTGATTGCCGCTTGTAGTAAATTGACCTGTTAACAGACTTGGTTTAAATTTATTTGTATCTATCTGCGTACTAAAATACTCTGCGGTGGTTGTCAACGATAATAACGATTGTATTGCGTATGGATAATCGCTACTGTGGCGCCACGCCACTTCAGCTGGACCTTGTTGTCCAACTGCAAAGGCGATTCCGGAGCCGGCCCCATTTATTTGTTTAACTAGTGGAATACTTGCTGGGGAAACTAAATTTCCCGAAGTATCCACTGGTATAAATTTTGTAAGATTCGGTCTTGCAAACTTGTCGTCGTAATACGGGGCATTATCGTTCCATACATAGCCAGCTTCAAGGTCCGACCATAATAAAGTATTACCTTTAGTGTAGGGAGCCGGACCGTATCTTGTTTCCCACCAACTTGGTTTTGATGATATGCCAAGCATTTCCCACGGTCTCAGGTGTGGGCTATCGGTATCAAACCAATGGTAGTATGTAGCTCTCCAACTTCCCTGTAATCTCGACCCATCGATTATGTCCATCGAATTAATATAATTCCATGTCCACGAATCATTGATATTGTATGATCGATTAGTTCTATAGTCAATGTGATTATTACCACACCAGGCTAAGAAATTTCTACCTAATATCCTATTATATTCTGTCAGTGAGTATTCTGAATTTCTAAATTTTCCCGGAATAATATTGTATTGATTAATTTGATTTTTTGTATAATCAACTTTAATATTATTATAAATCCTATTTTCTAATTCAATTAAAAACTGATCTCTAAAATCTCCAAATATTGGTGTCAATGATCCGTCGTGACCCCGTATCATATCAGTTGGGGTGATATACGTATCGTCAAAATAAATTTCCGGGACAAACTTTGGGTATAATCCCAATTTTGACGGAGTTTCGGGAATAAAATTACCATCAGTATTTACATAATCACGTATAACTAATTCTGTTCCAACTGGATACGGCTCTGTGAATAAAATAGATGGTGTTTGTGTGCTGAATATATAATCTACATTAACTTGCTGTTGTACTCCATTGGCATATACTAATATTGCACGATTGCTCAATACAGTGGCATCAAAAATTGAAGTTATTTCATATTGTGTTTGCCGGGCGTTTAATACGTTATAGGTAATAGTTTGATAATTGCCACCTTGTGGTACCATATCACTATAATACCAAGGAAAACTAATATTCTTGACCGAATTGATATTTAATAATATCATGTCAACTCCGGCCGCTGGATCGTTATAATTAATTCCCGGAAGAGTAGAACACAGACTTAAAAACTTATTTTTAAATTTTGCATATTCTTTTCTCGCTAGGTCTAATCCGTTGTTAAAATTAACCACTGGATCATTTAAAAAGGTCATCGCATATATTAACGGCGAATTATGCTGTAATAGAGTGCCGGCACGATCTTTTAAATAATTATCTCTTAGTGGAATAGTGCCGGTTCTACTAATAGTTGTATTTTCAATTAGTTTATTATAATGCGTTCTGAGTTGCCCCAGCGTGATAGTATTAAAATTTTCATTTAGCGGATTAATATCTAAATTAGATGGTACTGTATAATTGCCAAGCGCACTGACACTATCGCTAATAATTTCAACGTCAATTTTATCGTTGACAACCGGCATAGTTGTAAATAACACAATATCATAGATACCGTATTTTGTAATTTCGTAATCAATATATTGTGTTAATAGCTTATTGTTTATATACACTTTCAGATGAGGTATTACTGTCTCATCCGTGGGTAGTATATCAATTTGTACAAATGCTTTCTCTACATCATTTATTGTTACAACGGTATTGTCAAAGAATTTAGTAAAGAGCTGTGATTGTGTTGTGGGTTCTAAACATGTTACCCAATTATTCAGTGTTTTATTATTTTGCGTCTCTACTAGGTAGCCGGTGTTACAATTAACGGTAGTAGATGTTCTATCCAAGGTGTAGGTAAAAGTGTCGGAGTCGTAGTAATTTTTAAAAACAATATCGCCAATGTTGTTAAAAGTTCTATAGGTTAACGGAAACTCTAATACTGTATCATCAGTGCCCGTGCCGCTACGATTATATCCAAAAAATCGAGTTCCAGTAAAATCACTATCAGGATACACAGTAGTATTGCTAAAACTATATCCATTGAGGTCTACTAGATCAAATAACGGTTCTTGATTAACATCTGTCTTAACTTGGCACTGGTACCACGTGGTGCCATTGAACGCATACGTATTTCCAGCATGGCTTCCGCTTTTTATCAATGTTAGTTCGCCGGCTAAGATTGGATCGTCGGCTGTTTTAACTAAGGTTAGATACGTTCCGATGCCGGTGATACCAACGGGTACCACTTCGTAGACGTTGCCACGGACAGAAATATTATAATCATTGGCAAAAATTACTTTATCACCAATCACTAATGTACGGCCATCAACAGTTGCGGCAGCTTGGCCCTCAACATTGTTAAATGCATCAGTTACCTCAAACGTAATATAATCAACTGGTGATTTAGCTACCTTTCCAAATTGGAATAATTGTAGATTTGGATCAAACTCAATGATTGGTCTGCGGGCAGGCAAATTAGGCCCTAGATCAATATCCGAGCCATTGTATTCTGCTGTTGCAAAAATCACATCTTTGTGGAACCAACGATTAAATCGAGTCCACGGATTCCTGTCAATGCTTGCGCGACTAATAGTAATATAATCAACCGTTGTGTCTATATTTGCGCCATATGCTTCCGGCACCACTAAGTGATCGACTGATATTAGTGAAATACCGCTACCAACTCCCTCAACATAATAACTTTTTCCTGCATATGTAGCCGGAGTCACCGTAGTATCAAATTGAACTTTTAATCCATTAGTAAATACTACTCCAGTTGGACTTACGTATGATTTTTTACCAATGATATCCGTATCAATGTCGATCGTTGATGTAGAGTTGTCTACCAGTTTAATCGATCCAGTAAAATCAGGATTGCTCTCATCTTGATAGTATAGATAATCCTCAATGGCCGTTATAGGTGGCATCAACTTATAATCTAGATTAGTGTCTAACCAAAATTGTTTTGATCCGTTAATAATGCCTGACCCAACTAATACACGTTGTAAACTAGGTACTACGATCTTACTGGAAATTTGGATTAAGTAGTCATTACCTGTGGGCACTAAATCAATTTGCCATACCCCGGGACGTAAGTTGTCAGCAATGATATCTCCTGCTTTATTAACAGATCTATCTGTGCCAGTGAAACCAATCGGTAAGTTGGGTGTTGTCCAATATGAATCGTCTTTATCATTGCTGGTCAGGATAAAAGTCGCATTCTGCAATAGAATAGGATTACTTATACCATCTAGTCCAGTTGGAAATCTTGCTAAAAAAGTACTTAATAATTGATTTTGTATGTCAGTATAATGGATGTTTACTGCCGCATTAACGGTGTCGGCTATTTCCATCCCGGTGTAAAAATTCTGTGCGGATGATAACGGTACCTTAAACTGTATACTACCAGTAGCTACCCCGTTATTAGTGACTCCTAATACTTGGCGTGTGGTCAACGTAGGAACGATCGGATTCACTCCGGCTGTTCCTGGTAAACTTTGTATCCAAAATTTATATCCCGGTTGATCTACTTCGAATGTATATACTCCACCACGTGCCAGTGTTAACTGCGTATTGGGGTGTGTGCCGGAATTTGAAAATATATATCCGTTGATCGCCGTGTTTCTTGTTACTTTATATGTACCACTATATGACACACCATTGGCCGACACAGGGACCGCAGCGGGACCGTCCGGTAGCCAATAGTAATCGTAGTAATTTACAAATTTATCGTAGTTAAAATGTCCGTTAAAACTGTAGCTAGACGATGAAAATAATCGCTGTTGGTTCGTTGTTATTCCACCATAACTTCTAATAGCATTTAATAGATCAACGTAGCCTGAATTGAAAAGTACGTTACGGTTTTTATCTGTTACAGTAACGCTTGCTTCAAGTTGATAATTTTTTCTTTCAGTTGTTATCTCACTTAGATAATTGTCATCGACCTTATAAGTTGGGCTAAATGTTCTACCGATATATCCATTAATTGGCTGGTTGTCATCAGGTTGATATAAGTGGTCTAAGGTTGCACCAAGGAATCGTTGATTGGTTGGCGATCTGAATACTTCGGGTAAAAAATTAATAGTGTTAATCAATGACATTAAAATGTACCTTGCAATGGATTACCAAGATTTAATTGTGCAGATGTGATTGCCGATACAACATCAATGTCATTGACTGTTGCAGCCGACGCAATGATTTCCCACGGTTCCGCATTAATTTGAAAAAAGTTACCAAACACTAATTCGTTGTTTGCAGGAATAATCAATACACTGGAAATATTTGGAGCCAATGACGAATGTAAATATGCTGCCAATTCGCTAAAATAAAATGTATCCCCAAAGTCCCAGTTAGTTGCATCAAAATACGTGTCAATTGCAGAAATTACTTGTGTTTTTATTTCATTGTCTGTCATACCAACCGATATATTTTTTACAATTTGAAATCTTGCCTGCACCGCTGGATCTGCTTTTTCTCCAAATAACGGTTTAAATTTAGCTGAGTTATAAACTATCGAATCGCTTACTGCTTTATAGTTATGTAACTCACTATACTCTACCTCAAGCGCACTAGATGTAGGTGGCAAGGGCTCAGTGATTTTACCAGTTATGTCGCGTAACCACGACATATACGACGATGCATATGCCGATGTTAATATGTACAAATCTATAATATTAATTGGGGTAGGGTCAATACGACTGCGCGCCGGGGCATTATGTTTATAATGGAAATACAATCCTGTTCTGGTAGCTAGGCCATCTGCTACAGTAGTATACAAATCGGGATCATCGGGAACATTTAACATCTGAGTAGATTTACTTTTAACTAGTACGTTACCAGTATCAACATATCCGTCCGATTCTGTTATGTTATTGTACACCTGCCACGATATGTCGGCACCCAATGCAACATTTGCAGAATTAGGTTTAGGATTAATCTTTAAGATCTTGATAGAATCGGTAATGTTAGATCCGTTTATAGAATCATATACACGAGTTGATGGATCAAAGTAAAAACTAGTGCTTGATGTGCTTCCAAATATATACTTTAACAATTTATACTCAATTTGATATACGCCTTGTACGAATCTAAATTTAATTATCCAGCTGGTACTACTACCAATGCTGTTTGGAGGTATGTTGATCCAAACTTGATTAACTTGATCATATGTTATACCAAAGTTAACTTTAGCTTGTATTTGGCTTACCATCACCGATACTAATGTAGTGGTTAAATCATTTTTGTATACAGGGATGATACAGTTGTTACCTAATAACCCAGTATCACTTAATACTGCGCCAGTTGGCACATTTGTTCCTAATGTTATTAAGTTTGGAGTTTCGTAATTTACATTCGCGATAGTTTTAGTGACTGCCGCACAGAATGTAGTAGTCTCTCCTGCATTCAGTGCAGTTCCGGTGGCCAGTACATGTTGGGCGGTAAAATATTTTCCTGTGTTTGCTGAAAATCTTAGGCTGGCGCCGGGCATAACATATTTTAAATTGCCAGTTTCGCCAATCACTAATGTATTGCCATTGTAAGTTAGGTAACCAGTACTGCTAACGGTAGTATTGCCAACTTGAGTAAATATGACGTTTGCATACGTACTATTATAACGTGGATATGTTGCATAATAATAATTCTGTGTTTCTGTAGAATTTATAATTGGAATAACTTTATTATAAATTGTAGTGTAAATATCATTTGTGTTTACAAAAGTAAATGTACTACTTCCTGTAGTAACAACATTTGATATAACTCCGTCGTCACCAAATATATTTGTGCTTGAATAACTACCAGTTGGGTCGATCGCATCAAGATACATGCTGACCCCTGAACTAGTACGGTTAACTGCTTTAACTTTTTGTATGCTGTCAAATTTTGTATGTGGGAAAATATTATAATCTTCCCCAGTTATCATACGATTCTGTGTATAATATTGCTGGGGGGCTAAACTTTTAATACTAGATACACTCGGCGCCGCATTGGCATTGGTTACTGTATACTTTAAACTAGCTCTGACAGATAAAGTTTCAAGAGTATTATTTTTGCTAACATAGCTAAATCCAATGGTCACGGCTGTCATATCATCTGGAGTGATGCTGTATGTTACTCCGTTGCTTGTGCGATAGAAAAATAAAAATTGTCCGCGTGGTATGTTTGCAAAATTGCCGTCACCAAACACTAAATCAACTTGATCATTGTTTTTTGTGTTAACTTGATATAAGTTTTTTTCTGTCAGGTTATTAAAAATTACATTTATACCGGGCAATGCAGGAACAGGTGTCCATTTTGTGTCTGGCGCATTGGCAGCGTTTAACGAATATAACCAATGGTCAGAATTAGTTATATTATTTGTTGCGACTGTAACATAATTATTTGGTATCGTGTTTGTGATAGTAAATCTTGTGGTGTTTAGTTTTCCCTGTTTAAAATAAACAAAGAATCCAGTATTACCACTGCCGTTACCAGCATTGTCGTTACGATACAAGATATTAAATTGTCCAGTTTTAGCAGGATCATCTGCGTAAATGTAACTTTGACCAACGGTAGTTGCACTAACCGCTTCAAATTCAACTGAATTTGTTTGTATCTTAGTTGAAAATCCAGCTACTGGTAATGTGTTAGGATCCAATGAAATACTATATTCATCAGTTTGTATATTATTAATTTTTTGGCTGTTGCCCGGCTTACCAATCGTTTCACTGGATACCAACGAAGCATTGATAATGGAAGTAAATTGTTCTAGCCAACTATCGTTGCTTAGATCATTCCAATGTACGACAGTATTAGATAAATCAAAGCCATTGCTGTCTATTAGCTTTTCTGTTGTACTTACACTATCAAATTTTAATAAACCACTGGCCGCTGTAGTGCGGTGTGGATTATAGCTCAACATCCTTGCTAATTTTAATATGCTGTCGCGACGTTGGGCAGTATCAATAAACGTTTCACGTGCATTTAAATCTGTACGGAAAGCTAAACTTTGCCCCAAAAATGCGATCATATCTATCAGAGCCAGATATTCTGAGCTATCAATGAAGTCGTTAAAAGTTTCCGGATAGTAGGACTTGATATAATTAATCATCGCCCCACGGAGAGTTTCAAAATCGTAACTGGTAAAATCTGCGTTTGTAAACGTCTGATAGATTTTAGTCCAATCTTGCTGGACTAAAAGGTTTGTTTGCCGCGTTGTTTGAGCCATATGTATTTTTACCTATATAATGTATTTATTAGGCAAAATAATAAGGTCTGTTAATTAACAAATAACTTGTTGGTAGTACGATTAAAGTTTAGAGTCATTAACTCAGTTTGATTGGAGGGGATGTAGGTCAGCGTGATCTCTATTAGATATCCAGTGTCTTTATCGAGTACGGCCACCTGGTTAACTGTCAGGCGAGGATCATACCCAATTATCCTGTTTATGTCTTGTGTTATGATATGTTGTGTAGTTTCGTCCATTGGCTCAAATAACATATCCCATATTATTGTGCCAAAGTCTGGTTTCATCAGCTTTTCGCCCTTACGTATATTGAAATAATTAATTAAATCTTGCTTAACTAATTCAAAATCTGTTAGTTTGTATTTTTTAGTATTTTGCAATGTGCTAAAGCCGTTATATGTAGACATAATATGTATTTATTGACTTAGGTATAGTACTGTATAGCGGCCGCTGTTATATTTGCTATAGTTATCTGTGTCGGCACCGGAAAACCTCCAAGCATATGCGCCGGTTCCAATTGGATTTATCGTATCGGGGGTTAAGCCGGCACCGCTAGTCCATGCTACATACAGCATTCCTGCGATTACATCTGCGGTGTCGGTATCAACGATACCACCATTTTTTAACAGATCGTTGTATAAATCATATATTATCTGTGCTGCCAACTGCTCTTGGGACAATGTGTTAAGCAAAAACTGTTGCAACGATGTAATATGTGAAATATAACTCGCATAGGAATTGGTATTTTTACGTATCGCCGTGGGTCTCCAGCAATGCTGATAGTTTACACAACTCGTACCGTATGCTGTATTTGATCCGGCTGCAAGCAAGCCGTAATCTTCTAGTGTTTGCGTACCAAGTTGATACCTACCTAGTTCGTTATCGCCTCCAATTGTTGTATAATCCCAGTCGCTGGCATCATATGCGATCTGTGCCATTAGATTCCTAATTTGTGTTGGGGTAAGCGTGTCAATTGTTATCCACGATGGCGGGATCGGGGGTACTGTAGTACGACCAAGCCAACTCAATGGTACTGGGTCCGGTATTGGATACTGCGAGGCTTGTTGTTGTCCGTAATCCATTATTTTTTCTTTGGTGCTGGTCTGGCCCAGGGTTCATGCCCCGGTACCACTGTACAAATAGACTGTACTGATTTTGCGCCAGCGACCCAATGCAGTCCATCGTGATCCGCATCGGGATGTCCTTTTGGTATAGCCGGGATAGCCGGGATAGGTGTTGGCGGGGCACCGCAGTTTAGCCCAACAGTTGCCCCATCTATAGTCACCGCGCCCAGCGCGCCTACCTTTAATATGCCACCGGCCTGCAAATTTACCATACCCAATCCAACCAAACTCAATGACGCGCCTGCAGATACTTTAACCAGACCAAGTGCCTCAACCGTGATGCCTGCTAAACTATCAAGTTTGATGCCATTCGATCCTCTTATATTAACCGCTTTTGCATCCATATTAATTACACTATCGCTGTGGAAATTCATCGGCCCCTTACTACGCATATTAATCCCAGCCGCCCCATATATGTTAATTGCTCCGTCGGGACTAAATTCTAACCATTGTTGTCCAGTATTACTGGCGATATACAATACGTTTTCTTTGTCATTCATTAAGATCTGGTGGCCACCTGTGGTCCGTAATCTTATCAATTGATCGTTTCCGTCTTTGTCTCCATCATCCATTACAAATGTATGACCACCTTTCCTGACATATACTATTTCTGGATTTGTGGGGTCTTGGTCGCTGGGTGTTAATTTCCTGCCAGGCGTGCTAATACCATACACATTGCTCGGGGCTTCCCTAAGGCTGCTTGAACTGACAGCACCACGTATTGGATCCCGATCTAATCCTTGTGCCGCTAACGTCATTGCTTGTGCAGTATGTAGATATCGACGTACCTGCGTCAGGCCGTCGGGTGCAAAAGTTTGTGGGTTTCCGATACTTGATTCTGCAGCCGGAATATAACTTGTATTAGTTAAATATTTTGCCGCAGGGCTGTCGCCAATTACAATCTTATCGTTGCCCCCGACATGTCTGGCGATACCCGGCAGCATATGATGGTCAGGCGTTACCACTGGGCAAGCAAACCAATATCCTTTGCCCTTGTCGCCGTTGCAAAATATCACTAATACTGTGTTTCCAATGTCCGGTGGTACAAACCACATACCGTAACTTTGTGGGGCAAATATCGATTTATCCAGTGGTAGCTCGCCTGTGTTAGCGTCGGCTGTTACTCCAAAGAACGGACTAGCATAAGATACTGTTTCATACGGTGCCGCGATACCTTCTTCGGTTGGCATGGGTCCACACAGTTCTGCTATATAAACTTTCAATTGTCCAGATCTGGTATTTTCCCCGTAGCCCACTACTGTCGCTTCGTATGGCCCCGGGGTTACAGTATAACCAGTTATCTTTGGGTCTGTTACTGCCCCCGGTCCGGGTCCAGTTCTTGTATTACTAGCACTTGACATATTTAAATTTAATCACTTTCTTATCGTACGGCTGCAGCTCGTGGTGTAGTTACTCCAGATTCTGGATTAGTGGTGCTACCATCTGAATTTGTAATCGTAACATTATATCCATTGTTATTAACACCGTTTGCTTGCTGTGCAGCGGATAGTCGCACCGCGTCATTAGCCCTAGACGTTAGACTATCGTTTATATAACGTACTAACTCCAATGACTGTGAAAATTTTCCGTTGGCAAATGTATTTTTTATCATGTTAATCGAATATCTCCCGCTGAATAAGGATCTATATACTCCCGGGGCTGGGAAATATAATCCCTGGTTACCAAGTCCGTTGGGTACATCTAAATCTATGTCTAGTGGAGTGTTTATATTTAACTCCACTACCACTTGCGCTTGATCTTGCTGTATGTGATTCCACTTTAATGCAAAGTCGGACTGATTAAGTGATGACTTGGGTGTTGTTGGATCCGGTATATAAAGCCAATCATCTTGTTTAATCAGTGTTGGATCTCCCACGATGTCTAGGTTTACTACCAGCATATCGCCGCCGGGCCCTTTATAAACTGTATTCATTATACCAGCGGCTGCCTGTGCGTCAGGCTTTGTCCCAAGAGATGATACGTTTTGATTTATCGATTCAGGCACGTATCGCGCTGGCGTCAAATTTGGTCGAGCACTTATACCTAAACGATCAGCTTGAGTTGCCAATGTTATCAATGGAAGATATAGTCCCGTGATTTTTTGTGCGTTGGCTGTGTCTGGACCAATGGCCGCTGCCGCATCTTGGAAAGTATCCGCCATGAAAGCTGTATAGTAAGTAGTATCAAATTTTATACTAAGATTTTCAATATCGTTATTGTGACCGGTATAGATATAATCATACTTTTTAACTGTATAGGGACTCGGGTCAACAGCGGCGCTGGGTACCGACGGGTGTGGATTTTGATATGTTGAATATTGCGAGATATTTATGGTTGTCATTATAGGAATATCATTTCTAGCATCATCAACTATCATGTCATGCATAGACCCATCATACGCCATTCCTGAGTATTTTATTTTTGATGTCACTTTAAATAAATTATATATTTCTGCTAGTCCTGTTACTTTTTTTGTGTCAACTCCTATACCTTGATCCTTGGTAAGATAGTCCGATTGCACTATAACCCTGGTTATTATATCTCTGAGATCTGTTTTAGCCGGTATTGAAAATGCTCTTTTATCAAATTTTACGCCTTTAACTCCGGGACTAGCATCTTTAAACTCAACAAATTTATCATTGGCTATGGAACTTGATTCTATCATTGGATCCAGTTTAAATACAAACGAATCAGCAAATTTCATTGAGCCTTTTTTTATTAAACTTCTATTAGAATTGTTTATCGCAACGGCCAAGTTTCTAAAAAATCCCCCCACTGTCGATGCCACAATCGTTACCTGTTCTTTAAGATATACTTTATCCGGTAAAAATGCGCCTGCGCCTGTTGGACAGAAAGATATTTTGTATTTTGATCCAGACTTATCAACAGCGATTTCTAATCCAAGTATTTTAATGGGAAATCGTTTCCTATAAATTGCCATGTCTGACTTTGAGATTTCTTTCCCGTTATCATCGTATCCATTGAAGTCTATCTGTATCATATACGGTTGTTGCGTATAATTAACATATTTTTTCCCGTCCCACGACGCTTCAATAAGGGAATCAAGGAAGGTACACCCAATTGATTCCACGACCTCCATCTCTCCGGTGATCATGTTTGTGGCTCTGTTTAACTTACCCGGGGCGATAATACAATCAAAAGACAAGGATTGTATATTATAATTAATGCCAAGTGTATTTGGAACACGCTGATCTGGATACAGACCACTATCTTCAGCTACAACATAGCTGGAAGTATAATTGCTACTAATTTTTGTGGGGTTCCACGCTAATGCTGCTTCAACTGTGGTGGCCTCCATCAACATATTAAGATCTGTTATGCTTAATTTCCATAGGCTAATGGCATACGTGTAGGAAGCAAACTGATGCAATGGATTGTTGATTGGATAATTTTCAACTAGCGGGGTCGTTAATCCATTGCCGGCCCATTGAATATTGGGATTCAGAGAAACTCCAGACCAAATTCCCGGCGAATTACCACCTTTGCTGGCTTGTGCGCCAATGGCGGGCGTATTACTAGTGGCAGCAGGAGACGGTGCCGGATTTATAGTTATTACCTCTGTACCATCTGTGGCCTTTGATGTAGCGAAAACCCCGGGCAATGTATCATTTGTATTAAAGTATTGTTTGGCTTCAGCCTCAGTGGCCAACTTGGCACCGGGTGGCATCACAAATGTACCGGCGGGCGGTGGATTCTCTGCAGAATACACTTGTTTAGTAGTTCCCGGCTTGTCCTCAACCGGAGGTATTACGATAGTTGATTTAGCTGCCACTGATTATGTTCCGATAGTTTGTTGTATTACTTTTCTAGTGGGCACGTATATGATCTTGTCGGTGGTAAAATCTAATATTGGATCAATTATCACATCGGGGTTCCGTACAGCAAACACCCACCAAAGCCCTGCATCTTGATACATGTCATATGCTAACTTGTCTGGTCTAAAATTATATGGTTTATCAATCTGATAAACCGCGTCGGTCTGATCTGCGGGTATCACTATACCTTGCCACTGATCAAGGAACTCTCCCCAAATTGGGGTATTAGCATACGGGCTCGTACGAGAATAGTTCGCCATTATAGGAATCCACCGTTTTTACTATTACTAACATTTTTGCTGGCAGTAGTACTTGCTCCGCCACCCCAACTTGGTAGTGCAGATCCAACTGGATTAATTAATGCGCCTCTTGAGAAATCTTCAAGACTAAAGCCCTGGCTTTGTGCCAAACGGCTATAAATTGGTTGTACTGATATTACCATCGAACTGGTAGTGGGTAATCTAGTGCTGTTTAATCGATAGTTTGCTAGCTTAGGGTTATAGTATCCTTGCTGTGTTAGTGTTGGTTCGGGGATATCTATATAGTCACACTCTGCAGGCATCGTGTGTTGGAAACTTGTTACCACACACGGTACATTGGGCAAGTAATATTGTCCGTATCCGTTTAGATATACTATCGGTGGAGGATTTCCTGCATTTTTATCCTGTCCAAAAAACATCTTGGTCACTGTCCTAAAAAAGTATATGCAGGCCAGTAAGTATTGCCCTTCTGTGATATTTTGCACTGTGAACTCAGCTGTGATAGATATTGGCCCTACGTCGGAATTGGTATAATGATGCTGTGTATAATTATTATGCACTAATTTTTGTGGTTCATAATTTGCAGTATGGGTCATTGATATAGTCGGAGTATAGGGAAATATTACACCAACTCTTTTATTTCCGGAGGTACTGTTTGTCCCGAAGATATTACCGCCGACTTTGGCGATCCCATCAGCAATAATCCTGCCAAGTCCCCCTTGGCTGGGGATCGACGATTCAGTTATCAGAGGGCTTAGTAATGCGTTTGTACCGTCTTTAAGTCCAAAATAGTCAGCGTTCGGGGGTAGTGTTATCCGTACTCGCCAATCTGATGATGCATTTGGAAAAGTTACAGAGGCGCCGGCTACGCCCGAGGTCGACGATGCTCCTGAATATTGGAACATACTTTGAGAATTTGTGCGGGCAAAAGCGTTTTTGCCAAACGCACCTTCGGATGCTGATCTTAGCAGGGTCGACCCCAACGTATTTCCCATATATCCACTTGGTAGCACTGGCATGTTATTTTCCTATTATGTAGTATTTATTGAACGAATAATAGACGTAGATAATGTTTTTAAAAAGGTTGACCTTACGGAATTAAATATGTTAGTATGTGCTAACTTTAAAGGACTAACAGGTGCGCCATAACTATTTAAACAACAAAGACATATTAAAAGAAATTCACAAAAGCAAAACGACATATTGCTGTTACCCAAATCCTGTGGATTCAGAATATGATATGATACTACCGGATGTAAGCAAAATTAACAAAAAAAATATCATGCTTGGTCGCAAAGCACGTGGAGAGCGTTTAACTAAATTAGCCCACGAATTAGCCAGCGTCGATGGAGTTAAACGTAAACTAGATGAATTCGAAGTCAAGTTGCGTGACATCGCTGACAGCGATGTTGTATTCAGAGTCATGACCTGGGAACATATCCCTGTTGATGATGTTAAATCCCGAAAAGCCGCGGTAAAGCTATTAGAGGAAGAAGGTGTCCCGCATAGCGAATACGATGATGATGCAGATGTTGATATTTCCGGCAGTACCAAATATGTTAAATGTAATTTCCCTCCGTTTTTTCATTATCGCGTCAACGTTACAGGTGAACTGATTGTTGTGGGCAAAAGTCACTGGAAGGGCGGATTAGATACCGGCGCGTTTTCCAGAGAACATGGAAAAATGACCAATAAATTAGCCCATATGTTTATTAAGTTATGTGAACGATATGCTACTCGTTCAAATTGGCGTGGATACACTTATAACGATGAAATGCGTAGCCAAGCGTTATTGCAGTTAAGCCAAATTGGGTTACAGTTTGACGAATCTAAATCGCAGAACCCGTTTGCGTATTACACCGCCGCTATCACTAACAGTTTTACTCGTGTCTTAAATATCGAAAAACGCAACCAGAATTTACGTGATGATATTTTAGAAATGAATAACTTAACCCCGAGCTATACAAGGCAAGGGCAACAAACATCATCTGGTAGTACTGATGGTAACTATGAGTAAATAAAATTTGATTTCCTCCCACGTTTAGTTTATACTGCTTAGATGACAAATCTATTTAAGAAGGCTGCAATCTTCACAGACATACATTTTGGTCTGAAGTCAAATAGTACCTTACACAACGAAGATTGTTTAAGCTTCGTTAAGTGGGCGACAGCCAAAGCCCGAGAAGAGGGTTGCGAAACTGCGATGTTCCTTGGCGACTGGCACAACAATCGTGCGTCCATTAATATTGTCACATTAAATTATAGCTTACAGGCGTTGGAGCATCTCAATGAGAACTTTGATCAAACATACTTCATTCCGGGTAACCACGATTTGTATTATCGCGACAAGCGTGATGTACAAAGTGTGGAGTGGGCCAAGCACTTATCTAATATCCATATTTGCAACGATTGGACTACTCATGGCGATGTGGTTATTGCTCCTTGGTTGGTCGGGGACGACCACAAAAAGTTAAAGAAACTAACTGGTAAGTATATGTTTGGGCACTTTGAATTGCCCGGGTATTTAATGAATGCCATGGTTGCTATGCCAGATCATGGTGAGATCACTGGCAACGATATGCAGGGATTCGAGCATGTGTTTACAGGACACTTTCATAAACGCCAAACACAACGCAATGTAACATACATTGGTAATTGTTTTCCACATAACTATGCAGACGCAGGTGACGATGACCGTGGACTTACAATTTTAGAATGGGACAAGGATCCGGTATATCATGCGTGGCCCAATCAACCGATGTATCGTGTATTCCAATTAAGCGATGTGTTGAAACACACCGAAGTGATGCTTAAACCTAATATGCATGTCAGGGTAAATCTGGATATCGACATCAGTTACGAAGAAGCTACCTTTGTCAAAGAAACATTCATCGATACTTATAAACTCCGAGAGATAACTCTAATCCCCGCCAAGACGACAGAGCTAACTGATTATGAGATACAAGGTAACATAGATTTTAAGAGCGTAGATCAGATCGTGTTTAGCCAATTAAGCACAATAGATAGTGAACAGTTTAATAAGAGCTTATTACTGGACATTTACAGAAACCTATGACTTTTGAAGGTGAATTAAAAAAATTATATCAATTTGATAAAATTTACAACGTGGCGGACTTTTTTAGTCTGCCTTCGTCGTCGTTATATCGTACGTTATACAATCTTAAACAAGAAACATTTGCAGATAATCAAAGATTTATTTTCTTTTGTCAAAATAATATAGATAAACAGCAACTAATATATTTTTTTAATAAGCTCCAAGAGTGTCTCGATTTTATTGACATTGGTAACTTTTTTGTTCTAGTAGTCGGGTCAGACTACAGTATTCCCGATATGTTGGAACAAGCGAGGGTCAATAAGTCGGTCAACATACCCCCAATTGGGTTTTATTATTGCGAGGATGCTAACTCCTATCCGGATATTACATATTCTGCTATTCTTAATCTACCGGAAACTATTTGTGCTCAACCGTGGATTAGCTTAGATATTACTACCAGGGGGGAATTTAAACCGTGTTGTTTCTATAGAGGCGTATTTGCCAATGACGGAGTCCCGTTTCATGTTGAGAGAAATACTCTCAAAGAAGTATATTATAGTAATGCCATGAGGACGTTACGGCAAGATTTTTTAAGCGGACAAAAACCTCCCGGGTGTGCCCGTTGTTGGAAGGAAGAAGCAGATAAAACTGTTAGCAAAAGACAATTATTAAAACACAGGATGCCAGAGTCATATGATGCAGATTGGGAAATTGAAGATTTTAAAAATATAAAATTTGTCAGTCTGGCATTTGGCAATGTATGTAATCTGAAGTGTAGGATTTGTAGTTCTGGAAATAGTAGTCGGATCGCAGAGGAAGCAATCAGATTTAATAAAGGCATGATTGATAAAAAATCGCACCCAGCGTATAAAGCCATCCAGCAGGGAAAATGGGTAAACAATGATAATCCTATATTATGGGACGAACTAGAAGATCCAGAGTCTGGAATTTTATATTTTGATCTAGCGGGCGGTGAGCCAATGCTGTCCAAACGGCACTTTGAATTTATTGCCAAATTGGTAAGATCGGGACGATCAAAAGATATTTCTATACACTATAATACAAATGGTACGATATTTCCCGAGAAGTATGTACAGTTATTTTCTAAATTTAAACGGATGGAAATAGCAATAAGTATTGATAACATAGATAGCAGATTTGATTATGAACGGTCGGGAGCAGATTGGTCCGAGGTTAAAGAAAATGTTAAGAAATACTTAGCCATGCAGGGCGGTACCGTTGAAATAGCATTGCACCTGGCTATCAATATACAGAACGTATACTATTTGCCGGAGATTTTTAATTGGATTGGGTCACAAGATTTTACATCTGTGCATTGTGGCACATTATATTATCCAGAATATTTAAACATATCCGCGGTTACCAAAGAGGCCAGAGATCTACTTTTGCACCGTTTAATCGCATACAAGGCGCCAAATGATCACTTACAAAGTTTTATAGATAACACTATCGGTATTTTAAACGATGCATCACTGTCAACTGGCGTTGAATTTTGTAGGTATATGAAAAAACTTGACAGTGCCAGGAATGAAAGTTTTGCTAAGTTATACCCAGAGGTCGCCCAGGCAATGGGCTATTAATCTTTTCCAAATAATCGTGTATAGTAGACAGATATGTTTAAAATAAAAACGTTAACCGTAAAAAACTTTATGAGCGTGGGTAATACTACCCAAGCAGTCAAAAGAGATTATATATGATAGTATATTCTAATTCTTGTAGTTTTGGTGCACCAAAACAAGGACATACTGTTTACGCTGATAAAATTGCAGAATATTTTAATGCAACGTTAATAAATTCAGGAATTCCAGGAAGTTGTAATAGACGTATTATAAGATCATCTATTAGAGACTTACTTACATTGCAACATCAACATGCTGACGAAGATATATTAGCACTAGTAGGGTTAAGTTTTATTTCAAGAACCGAGCTGTGGCAACCTTCTTTGCCACCAACAGAAACTGACGGGGACTTTCATCCCATTGCTATTAACTGGTCTAATTTAGATTTTACAAATGGGTTAATAGATACTATAATTCCAGATATACATAAATTTGCACACTCATCTGTTCAAAACTACTATAAACAATGGCTTGACCATTATTCTCCTGAAGCTGAAGTAACTAATTTAATAACAGACTTAATATCATTAACCGGATTACTTAAAAGTAGAAATATTAGATATCTAATATTTTCTAATGTTGATGTACTGCCAGGAGCTCCGCTTATTGATTATACCGCGCCGTTTTTGTCATCGTTGTATTCAGATATTAACAATGATCCTAATGTCCTTGATTTACTTAATTTTAGTTTTGGCACGTATGCGCTTACCAAAAATTATATACCCAAGGATGTTCATCTGTTTGGCAAACACGGTCATCCGAATGAACAAGCACACATTGACTTTGCCACCTACTTAATAGTACAATACTTAAATGTTTAAAATAAAAGACTTAACTGTACGTAATTTTATGAGTGTGGGTAATACTACCCAAGCGGTCAATTTTGATCGACAGGACTTAACACTTGTGCTAGGTGAAAACTTAGACCTTGGAGGAGACGACTCCGGTGCCCGTAATGGTACAGGTAAAACTACTATCATTAATGCATTAAGCTATGCGTTATATGGTAATGCGTTAACCAACATCAAAAAAGATAACTTAATTAATAAAACCAATACTAAAAGTATGATGGTCACTATTGATTTTGAAAAAGACGGACAAAGCTATCGTATTGAACGTGGACGTAAACCTAACATAATGAAATTTTGGGTGGGTGATCAAGAAAAAGAAATCACAGATGATGCCCAAGGCGATAGCAGGGAAACACAAGGTGACATAGAACGCATGTTAGGCATGAGCCACGATATGTTCAAGCACGTTGTGGCACTAAACACCTATACAGAACCATTCCTGGCATTGAGGGCAAATGATCAACGTACTATCATTGAGCAATTGCTTGGTATCACATTACTAAGCGAAAAAGCCGATAAACTTAAAGAACAGACCAAGGTAACCCGGGACTCTATAACACAAGAAGAGTTCCGTATCAAGGCAGTTACCGACGCAAATGTGCGTATTCAAGAGCAAATTGACGCCTTAAAACGCAGGCAAACACTGTGGACTACCAAGCATGCCGAAGAGATAACAAAGATTGAAAATGCCACGGCGGAATTACAAAAAATTGATATCGTGCAGGAGATCCACTTGCATAAAGATCTTGCTGTGTGGGAACAATTACGCAAAGACTTAAACGATCTTTCTAGTGCCACTAGTCGAGCAAAATTAGATCTACAAAGGGAAGAAAAAACGATCACTAGATTGATCAAAGAAATTACTACCCTAGAAAATCATCAGTGTCACACCTGCGGACAATCGTTCCACGATACTAAACATGAACAAGTATTAGATGACAAGAAAAAAGAATTAGATACTGCCAGGACAGCAGCCGGCACCCATTCGGAGTTAGTTGCAGAATTAATAAATGCCACCACTTCGCTCGGTAAATTAGGTGCCAAGCCCGAAACGTTTTATACAAAAGAATCCGATGCTATTCACCATCAAGCAAGCGTTGATAACTTAGTGGAACAGTTGACCTTAAAGATAGCAGAGCAAGATCCGTATGCCGAGCAGATTGTAGAAATGCAAGAGCAAGGTGTCGAGGAGATCACATACGACACTATCAACGACCTTACAAATGTTAAAGAACATCAAGAGTTCTTGCTTAAACTGTTAACAAACAAAGATTCATTTATACGTAAACGTATTATCGATCAAAACCTAAGCTATCTAAATGCACGACTTGGACAATACTTAGACCGCATTGGTTTGCCACATACTATTAAGTTTAATAATGACCTGACTGTTAGCATCACTGAGCTAGGCAGAGATTTAGACTTTGACAATTTAAGCAGAGGTGAACGCAACAGATTGATCCTTTCGCTAAGTTGGAGTTTCCGTGATGTGTGGGAAAGTCTGTACCAACCTATCAACTTATTGTTTATCGACGAGTTGATTGATTCGGGATTAGATAGCTCGGGTGTTGAAAGTTCGTTGGCCATACTCAAGAAGATGTCAAGGGAGTCCAACAAATCAATTTGGCTAGTGTCGCACAAGGATGAATTAATCGGTCGTGTAAATAATACCTTACACGTTGTAAAAGAAAACGGATTTACTTCGTATAGTACCGATGTTGATATCACCTAAGGTACTGCATGTAGAACCAACGGATGTTTGCCAATTGGCATGTCCGCTGTGTGCCCGCGAAACAGATCCTGCTTTCAACAAAGCACTTAAACATCACTTAACTGTTGAGCAAATTAAAGATAAGTTTAATATAGGATTTATCCAACAGTTGGATAAAATGTTTATGTGCGGCAATTATGGCGATCCGGCGGCAGGCGCACATACTGTGGATATATACAAATACTTTAGAAGTGTTAATCCCACGATTACATTGGGAATGAATACCAATGGTGGATTACAAACAAAAAAATGGTGGACCCATCTTGGCAAACTACTCGATCAACCTAGAGACTATGTTGTGTTCAGTATAGATGGGCTAGAAGACACAAATCACATATACCGTAAAAACAGTAATTGGGGTAAATTAATTGAAAATGCAACAGCATTTATTGATGCAGGTGGCCATGCTCACTGGGATATGCTAGTGTATGCACACAATCAACATCAAGTTGACCAATGTGCAGAATTTGCACATTCCTTGGGATTTACCTGGTTCCGTGCCAAAGTTAGTAAACGCCCATATATTAACGGACTAGAGTTTCCCGTTGGGTGGCAAGATCCCAGGCAGGAAACGGGTCCGATACAATGTATTGCAGTACAAGAACAAAGTACCTATATAGATGCACAGGGCCGTGTTAGCCCATGCTGTTGGTTGGGCAGTACACAAACAAACTTTGTCACTTTAGAACAAGTATCCGCGACATGGAACACTGATCCGCATCCTGTGTGTCGTGCAACATGTTCTGGACGCAATAATAGTTTTACAAACCAATGGCAACGTGAGGTGCAATTATGTTAGGCGCCGTGGTAAATAGGCATAACTACTATGGATGACATGGCTACACGAAAATATCCCAGTAGAATCTCTGCCCGAAAACTGTATTGGTTTTGTATATTTGATCACAAATACAATATCTGGTAGGAAATATGTTGGAAAAAAATTATCGAAATTTAGTAAAACGTCGTATAAGGTAGTAAAGTTAAAAAACGGTAAGAAAAAACGCAAGAGAATTAAAAGCAAAGTAGATTCGGATTGGCAAACATATTATGGATCTAACGTAGAATTAAACAAAGACGTGGAAACATTGGGTGTTGACAAGTTTACAAGAGAAATACTATACTACTGCAAAAGCAAAGCAGAATGCAGTTATGTAGAAGCAAGAGAACAATTTAACCGTAAGGTATTGGAAACTACAGATTATTATAACGGTCAGATCTCTGTCCGTGTCCATGGCTCCCACATTATAAATAAGTTTTAACAATCACTTCCGACACAAAGTCCGGCTCGTAACACAAATACAGTATACAGGCTAGCATCAGCTAATCACGGATGCCCATAAAAACTGGACCTCGGGTCACAGGGACGGAAGACTCTTTGCTGTAAAGAGCACTCAATCACTATCCTTAACAGGACGAAGATCGCTAATCGCCGCGGTTTGATTGTTTGAATAAAATTAAAGGCTAAAAGACGTAGCAGTGATGCTACACGTTCACAAGTATGTTAGCGTATATATTGTGGACCGCCGTTGTATAAAGACACAACTCGAGGTACCGGACAACCGCCTCTGTAATGTTGTAACGCTAAGTGACTGTGCTACTCGGATGATGCTACAGATCTTATCTTTGCCCAGTGCGGGCAAAGTGTGACCAATTAATCTGGATGATACTATCTAAAAACAAAAACAATTAAAAAAAACAATACATTGATGAGCGATAGCGATATCAATAGACTTACGCAGTAAGTCTTGAAATGGAAAGAAGAATATAACACTCACAGATATACTAGTGAATGGCATATCCCTCTTATATTAGATT